CTAGGGGCAGTCAGGGTAGATAGACATCGCGGTGCGTACGAACTCCACGGCCTGATCCAGGGGAGTATTCGTCTCCGCGCTGAGGGACTGCTGTACGAACTGCACGGTGTTGCCCTGAGTGAGTAGTGAGCATGATTGCCGTGCATTGTGGGTCATCCCGTCCGCGTCGGTGATAGTCCAGCCCAGTGCCCGCATCTTGCTCAAGAACTTCTGGTCGTAGACGGCGGGCTGCACCGCGGCGGGTTTCGGGCAGTAGTGCTCGAGCGCCGCGGTCACGATGATCCGGGCTTTGTCGTACGGGTAAGCGGTTCGCTTTTCGGCGATAGTCATAGCCAGGTCGACTATCTGCATGGAAGGGTTGTCGCGGTGGGTGACGCAGGTGGCTTGGCCCATCTGGATGAGTGACCCGCTGTTTACGTCCGAGACCGGGATTCCTTGGCTGAAGACATCCGCTAGGTATGCGTCGTCGACGGGTGATTTCGGATCTGCCGCAACAACCTTCGGTGGCTCGGCGACGACGGTGGTCGGCGGCGGGGTAGTGGGTTTTGGGCTTTGATGAAAGAAGACGTACGCGCCACCGGCAACCAATCCTGCAACCGCTGCTGTAGCGGCGAAGATGACTCCGCTGATCACCCAGTTGCGTCGGCGGGGATCGTCGTACGGTTCAGGCTCTCCGAGCTCGTCGGTATCGGACCAGGCGGTGGGTGCGGTCTCCACAACGCCGGTCTCAGCCAGAGCGGCAGGCGACACCATTGTCGGCTCTTGCTCTTCCATGAGCCCTCCCTTGACCAGCACATTCTACGACTTGGGGAGTATTCTGCGTGCCCATCTGAGAAGCCGAATGCGGTCTTGGCGCTCACGCTCAGGATTGTGTTCGCGGCTCAGGTACTCATCGAGGGCGCGTTGCATGTCAGGGTCGCGAAACGCGCTCATCCGGCCTCCTCAATCGGTGGCTCGTCGCCGAAGATGTAGTGGCAGGCCCACCGGTAGAACTCGGCATGCCCGGCGGGGTTGTCGCTACATAGGCGCAGCCAGCCGCGCAATTCATACAGGGTGTTGCTGTCATCGCGCAGCCTGTCTGCGCGCTCACGTTCAAGCTGTAAATCTCGCTGCGCCATCATCGCGGCTATCTGTGAGCGCACCGGCTCGGGCAGTTCGTGCTTCTCGTTCATTCGGCCACCAACTCACTGCGTAGCTTCCGCAGCTTCGCCAACCCTTGGTTAACCTGCTCTTGAGTGACCTTGCGGGCATTCGGGAACATGCCATGAAACTCTTCGACCGACAAGTTCCCCATATCCGTGTCAGCCTCAACGTTCATGGCACAGTCGTTCTCGATGCTGACGTTCCAGAACGGGTAGTACATGAATCGGACGTAGTACCAGTCGCTCATCCCTCAATTATCCGGCGTTTCAACCGGAGTCGCGGTGTCTAGACAGCCACCACTTGCTTCCGTTTCTTCAACGCCAGAGCGCGTTTCTCAACAATGAACCAGCTCATTGCCGCCAGCGGCAGGGTCAGCAAGGTCGCCAGAATGAAGAACGGGAACACCCCGAGTGTTCCGAGGCCGATGATGACGAGTAGCTGTTGGATGGGGAAGGCGTAGATGTACACCCCGTAGGAGAGGTCGTTGCGCAGGTTCGGGCGTTTGAGCATAGCGCCGGACGCTATAACGAGGTACGCCAAGGGGATTGCTGCCAACACCCGATAATTCGGTAGCAGCCCGGAGATAAGCACCACTCCTGCCGCTAGGGCGATGAGCGACCAGCGGGCGGGGATCTTGTCTTGGTACTGGTAGATCAACGCCCCCGCCGCGAACATCACCGCGAACCTGGTGATCATCTGGGGGATGGTCTGCATTGCGAACGCCGGATACCCGAACACCGCCGTCCCACACAACGCGAGCACGAAAGCTACAGGGATGGTCGACCGGTATTTCAGCAGCCCTGTGATGCCGAGGATGGCGACGAAGATGTAACAGCCCATCTCAAAGGTGAGGGTCCACAAAGACCCATTCCACACCCCCGGCCACGGCACATCCTGAGGTGTCCCACCAATCCCCGGGTAGAAGGGGTTCAGCAGGCCGCCGTTGATGATGTAGGCGACCGCCGACATGGGGCTGGGCATCGTCCCGTGCTTGATCCACACACTTACCGGTGCGATCACAAACGCGGTGATCAGTAGGCACACCCACAACCCGGGAAAGATCCGCAGGCAGCGGGCGGTGAAGTATGTCTTCGGATTAGGGTGCCGCATCCAACTGGACGTGATCAGAAACCCCGAGACCGCGAAGAACCCATCCACCCCCACTTGCGAGAGCAATTGCGTGATCGGCCTAGCAGGAATCTCGTGGCCGGTTAATGGCCAGGTGTGCCAAAGGATTACAGAGGTGGCCAGGATGAGACGCCACGCATTGAGTGCGTTGTTACGCGGATCGAACACCCGTCCCAGCACTGCCCCTCCAAACCCCGGTCCGCTGGACTGTACGCCTAAACAAGATCACCCACAGCCATTTCACAGCAGGGGCGAAAAGGGTATGAATATCGGGTGCCTTTTGTCGACGTGAACGGTCAGCGAATCCACTACACCGATAGTGGGGAAGGGCCAGTCATTGTGGCCACCCACGCCACCTTGATGCTTTCCAGGTCACGCAGAATCCATGGCCTGGTGGCCGGGTCGACGGGGATGATCTGCGCGTCCCATTGCGTTCGGAACGCGCGGATCGGCATGAGCGAGCTTATGACTTCTTGAAGTCCGGGGTCTTTGGGTGCGGCGGCAATCCCGAACCGCAAGAGTCCCACGCACCATTCGGAAGTTTCGTTCCAGTTTTGGATGACATCTCGTGCTTTCACTGAGTGGTAATGCCAGTGCACCAGATTCGGTGTCATCCACAAACCGGGAAACAGCCGCCTAAACGCTTCATTAGATTCCTGGACCGTCCACCCCGCATCCATCCATGCCGCGGGGTGCGGCTCAATAGCCTGCAAATAGGAAGCGATGTCGACCACTCCTGTCGATTCGGCACTCACCCGACCCCCTAGTGCGTAGAGGTACTGAATCTCCCATGAGCTTAGGTTCAGTGCCCTGGTGAGGCTGTCGAGGCCATTGCCGGTTGCGGTGCGCCTACCTGCCTCGAAATGTTGTATTTGACCGACGGTATAGCCGGTCCGTTGAGCCAGCTGTCGCTGCGACATCTGAGCCCGATCTCGTACCGCCCGCAAAAACTGGCCTTGGCTGTGACCAGAGACCATGATCCAACTTTAAAGCAACTTCAAGGGGGGCTACAGATCTGTAGCCCCCCAACCTATTGACCACTGTGACTGGTGGTGCTTTGGTTTCTATCAGGTGAACAACAGCTCACAGCCTGAAGTTGTTGCGAATCAATACATCTCAACTAGATGGACGCTGCGACCTGTGGGTCTTGGCGCCCAGTGATCAAGCACACCAATTTTCGCTATAAGAGGAGCAAATCGTGCTCGAAAACCCCACCCGGACACCTGAATCCGAATTCACAATAGTTAGTGGTCGGGGGACCACATGTCGGCTCTCTGGGGGCGGTCCACGGTGGTCACTCCCTTAGTTGTCTTCACACTCGCAACGATCTGCTGGTCCCTCTGGGTTCGTTGGGCGACATGGCACTGCCCCGACGAAATCGCCGCCACCTTGAACATCGCCCTTCAAGGTGGCGCGGTATTTCTCATGAGCCCCTTCGCAAGCAACACCATCGGCCACTGGCTCTACAGGGCCACCGGGTGCTGGAACTTGGAAGACATGATCGGCCACGATTTGTACGTCATCGCCGCCTCTGCGATCACGATGGACGCCCTCTATCGCCTCGACGTGGATATCGATTGGAAGTTCCGCCGATACGTCGAATGGCCGGCGACCGTCTTCATCCCGTTCCTGCTGCTGGCTTTCGCCGCGGGAGACGCAGTGCGCTCCTACCATCCCGATTTCTTCCGGGCGCCGGTCACTGACCTTTGGATGCTGGCGTATTGGCTGATTCTGTGTGGACTACTGGCGCATCTGTTGGTGTATTCCATGCGGGCGCTCATACCGCTTTGGATGGACCGCTCAAGTCGGACGATCGCAACGGTCTACATGATCGCCACGGGGTGTGGGATCACCGCGTGTATTTCGCGGATGACGACTGCCACGTTCCTTAACGACAGTCAGCAGGACACCGTGACGGCAGGGTTAGCGGTTTGGATTCCCGCGGCGCTGTGTGGATCGATATTCGCGGCGGCTGCCGGACTGGCATGGCTTCAACGTGTACGCCGACTCATCTCCCTTTGAGGCGGGCACGTGTCACCGAACCGCGCCGCTTATCCTCCTGGTCTTCCGTCGCTTCGCTCGATGCTCCCGGCGGCGCGGGCGGACTATCGGATGAAGTGGGTTGATTGCCATGGCCGTCTCCTCGCGTCGCGACGATGCTCTTTATGAGCTCGTCTACTGCTCGGCGCTGCCGGTGATCGAGATGCATGGCTTCCTCTGGCGGCGTGTACGGCCCCAGTGGGGCAGTTGTCGACCACGCGGCCTGCTGAAGTTTCTGCTCGGATACGGGCACCACCTGTGCGAGTTTCTTGAGAGATGCTGCCGATGGCCGCCCATGATTGCCAGCCCAGTACCCGGCCAAGGTGCCGTAGGGGAGGTCTATACCTTCCTCGGCTGCTCGGTCTGCTGCCTGGCGGGCCGACACGGAGGTGCCGTTCAGCAGGTCGCTCAATGCGCTCACAGTTTCAGAGACTCCCATGCTTGGCGCTTGTCATTCCACCATGACTGTAACCCAAGGGGTTACAAATATCAGCCGTGTAGTTCGTTGACCTGCTGGAAAAACCTATCGAAAGTGCTTGCGCTCCGTAACTGCTATGGGTTACATTTGATTGGTGCTTGACCAAGCGACAAGAACGGGGTTACGGTGATCACACCGCAGAACATCGACACCAGGAGACTCTGGGTGCGACTCATAAGTAAGCAAGCGTTTCGGCGGTACATGAAGTACCGCGACCAAACGAACAGCTCCCTTGCGGAAGCGGCGGATTGCTCGGAGGCCACCATCGCGTTCTTGCGATCGACCGGAAAGAGTGCCCGTAACACAGTGGGGCCCGATACCGCTCGCCGCATCGAGGAGGCGCTGAATGCCCCTCCGGGAAGTCTTTTTGCGGCCGAGATTCTTGGTGCTTCTACAACAGGCAAGCGTGCGCGGGGTGCGGCATGACTGCGTGCCCGACTCCAGAGAAGGGGCGCTACCGCTCGCAGGCGGAAGCCAAGAAAGCGCAGCGACGCAGGTACGCGGGATACGGGCGACAGAAGCCGCACCTCTATCCCTATGAATGCCCGAGCGGTGAGCACTGGCACCTAACCCACCACACACCGGAGAAGCAGATGGCAACGTTCGATAAGAACACCAAGGGCGCAGGCCTGGTGGCCACCTCCAATATGTTCGAGGACTCGAACGTCCGCCACGTATTCACCGACCAGCCTGTGTGGATCGGCAAGGACATCTGCGAGGCCGTCGGCATCTCGCAGTATCGGCACGCACTGGCCCAGTTGGACGAAGACGAAAGGGTGTCTATAGCCGTACACACCCCTGGCGGACCGCAGAACATGGTCGCCGTCACCGAAGCCGGGGTGTGGTCGCTCCTACTCATCAGCCGCTCACCCAAGGTGAAGCCATTCAAGCGCTGGCTCACCCATGAGGTACTTCCCTCAATCCGAAAGACCGGCCAGTACGGCCAGGCCTCCAACATCGCCCTACCAGATCGCTCAACACTCGCGCAGTGGGTGATCGAGGCCGAAGCCCGGCTAGGCGTAGCCGAAGCCAAGGTTGCCGAACTGGAACCCAAGGCTGAGTTCTACGACGAACTCATGGATGCTGACGGCACCTACTCATTCCTAGCGGTGTCCAAGATGATCGGCTGGGGTCGCAACATCATGATGGCCGAGCTCCGAAAGTCCGGTGTCCTCCAGAAGAACAACCTCCCGTACCAGCGCTACGAGCACCACTTCAAGGTCACACCCCAGACGTTCATCAACCGCAAGACGGGCGAGACCGTGCCCACCGCAACTACATGGCCCAGTGGAATCGAGTTCATCCGCAAGAAGTTGGCGCAGACATCGGAACTGATGGGGGTAACGGCATGACCAAGCTCTCTTACAACCGTAAAGAAGCCGCCGAATACCTCGGTATCAGCCTCTACAAGCTGGATGAACACAAGCGCTTGGGGCATATCTGCCCGCGGTACGACGGCTCGGTTCCCTTGTACCCCAAGGAAGAACTCGATGCATTCTTCGCTTCCTTGCCGTCTGAACCTAAGTCGGCGTAGAGCTTTCAATAACTAAATAACCCCCGAACGCTGGGGCGGGACATCTTGGCGGACGACCGCCCCAGCGCCACTGCAACCAACACCTTGGAGGTGTGGCGTGTTCAAGCATAGATCCATCACGGCGGTAGCCGTAACAGTCCTAGCGGTTTCGTGTGCTCCACCAGCCCACGCGGACTCAGCTCAAGACCTAGCCGAAAAGTACGGCATCTCAGTGTGCCGCAGTCTGGATGCTGATCCCACGATCGATGGCGTTCTCAACACCGGGGTATCGCTCACCAAAAAAGCGAACATCGACCCGTATGTAGCGGGACAAGTGTTGGCATACAGCGCCATCTGGTTTTGTCCCACACATATCACCCTCTTGAAGCGGTTCGCTGATTACTACAAGGGAGGGCGAGAAGCATGAGTGAGTGGTACAGCACTGGATACACAGCAAGGCGGGGCACCCGGGAGCGGTTAGTGCGGGCTTGGGAGCCGGGCGATGGGATCGCTTGCACGAACTCTAGGAACAGGAGTCGAGTTGCATGCGGGGAGCCGGTTGCAGTCGTGAAAGACGTAGAGACGAAAGAGGCTGGATTCCATACGCCGCAGGTGATTAACCGGGTCTTCTGCCTGCGTCATTTGGCCAACAACTTCGGCGAGAACGTCGGAGTGGGTGCTGAAAATGACATCGAGCGAAAGGCATTGGAGCAGGTCGCGAAGCAGCACTGGGACGAGTACCAAACGGTAGTCGAGCGCATGCGCAGTGGGCTCCTGGAGGCAAGGTTTGCGGCACTTCCGAAGGATCTGCGCGACAAAGTGATCAAAATCGTGCAGGAAGAATCGGGTGATTCAGAATGACCCCCCAAGAGGCATCTCAGCAGATCGTTGTCGACCTGAACGCCAATCTGGACTTGCTTGAGATTAAAGCGAACTTGGCAATAGTGCGCGATCAACTCCCTGAGCATGAGCGGGAGTCGGTGTTGTGGCGGTACGACAAGTGTGAACTGGAGACCTACACGGCGCTTAGCGCTGAACTCAAGGTCAACCCACGGGCATTGAATGCCGAACTCAAGCATGGATGCGAATTCCACTGGGACTCAGATGGCCCCGCGTATTCCGAAGATGAAGAAGGGGAGGCGGCGTGATGTTCGCCCTACTCATTGCTATATGCGCGATCGTCTTCCTGGCAGTCATTCTCGGCGGTCTTGGGCTTGGCGGGTGGGCGATGTGGGAGTGCTGGAAAACCGCACACCGTCCCGGCTATCAGTCCCCGCTAGTGCACGGTTGGGAGGACTGATGCGCGAGCTATTCACACTCCCAATCTGCCACGCACACCAAGTGTTCCACCCATGCAGGCCGTGCGAGAAGGAGCAGGCCCGTAACCAGGTCAAGAACTGGACCGCTATCGGGTGGCTACTCACATTCTCAGTGTTTTTCATGGTCGTTCTGTGGTACTCGGCAGGTGGGCGATGATCGACCTTAGTGCAGCGGAAGTAGCGGAGCTTGATCGCGACTTTACGGTGGCGAATGAGTCGCTCAGTCGCATAGTTGGATTCACTCGCGAACACCTCGAAGTGGATGGGCCGGAGATGACTTGCCTGCTACTGGCGGGTTGGTTCACGACACGGATGGAATCCGGCGATCTCGCGCTCGATGCGCTTGCGGGAATCTGTGCAGCCGCTTTAATCCGGTTAGCGAGGCAGTCATGAGCTTCGACCTTGTTCTATCGTTTTTCCCCTTCCTGTTTGTGTGCGCCGTTGCCTTCGGGGGCTGGTGGTGGGCGGATGCGCAGCTACACCGCGCCGAGAATAAAGCCCTGCGCCGTGAAATCGCCAGGCTCTCAAAGCATCCCTCTACCTATGAGCCTGAACCACTCCCATATATGCGGAGGTACGCAGACGATGAAGACTGAATGGAATCGGGTTGGCACCGTGGAGATCCTGCGATTTCGGGTCTATCCGATTGACCCCAATGCACAAAACGATCCGCTAGGCACAACGGTATGTGTGGAACCCGGGGCATACCCGCTCTACCGGCGATTTGATGCCTACTGCTGGATAATGACAGGTCAAATCAATCAGCGGCAGGGTAAGCTGGGCGACGGACTCTACGAGATTAACCAGGGGGACAAGCCCACGGGCCTAGAGGTTCAATTCCCTTCGCGCACATATGGCCCGGATGAATTCGCGGACCTGCTCGATAGCCCTGTAGCCAAAGAGGGTGAGTCGCAGCGACTCCGCATATTGGTGGAGCGGCGGCACTCCGATGGCTAGGTACACGATCAATCATGACGAGGCTGATGCGCGGGTGTTGTTGATGTGCGCGGAAATGCTCAAGCACCTAGACCTAGCCGGCCGTGGCGGTGTTGATGTGTCCGCTTCTATTGCCGAGGTTATGGCCAGGCGTGATGAAGTGTTGCGTTCCAGGGGTATTGAGCCGAATGGGCAGGGGACATGCAAATGAGTGGGTTGAGTGATGTGCAGCGCGGGGCGCTCAAGAGTTGCTTGGAAGAGATCTATTTCGGGTACGGCGAGAAGGATTGGGAACGCCTCGCCGGTGAAGCTACTGAACGGATCGCGTCTGCGGTGAGGAAGGCGTCATGAGCGACTACATCAAGGATGTTCTTAAAGACGCTATCGAGGAAGAGCTTTCGTTGGGTGGAGATGCGGGGACTGTGATTGCCCGTATCGGTGAGGTGTTGTCAGAAGAGGGCTACAGGGTGGTGGCGTTATGAGCAATGACATTCAGCAAGCGATTGCAGTGGCGATAGTGCTTATCTCCGTTGGAATCTTCTATTGGTTGGCGGACCGATGAGCAAGCTGGAACCAACTGAAGCGCAGCGGAAAGCGCTCGTGGACAAGCTAAGCGAACATGTCCAGTGGCACCGCGATGGCGTGGAAATGGCTGTAGACGAAATGATCGCTGCCGCTAACAGCATCCCCGAGGGCGCGCCTGTTGGCACCATCGCACGAGCGTCAGACGGCCACAATATTGCCGTTAGGAAGCGGTTTTCTGACGGAGTGCACTGGGCGTATTTGTACGACTCTGATGTCGATATTTTCGGCTATAAAGTAGCCGACTCTTGGCCTGTCATCTTCGCCCCCGGCGAAGCCGTGGGCTCTGGCCCCACCACTGATGGTGGTGAGACCTACGACCCGAGGGAACCGTCCCGTGAGGAATTACGAGCGTACTTCCACCAGGATCTAGCGGAGCACTGCCAAGCGGACGACCCGGACGAAGTTGAGGAACTAGCCAAGTGGTTATCCATCCACATTGGAACGTGGCCAGAAGATGAGTGGGAGTTGAGGTCTAAGCCCAACTACTACCACGACCGCGCTCGGGAGCTTTTGGATTTTGGGTATCGCAAGGTGTCTGACGCAACAGCACAACAGGAACCGGGAGTAAGCGATCCACGAAGCACCAGCTCCTACGGGCTGAGTCGAAATGAGCCTGTAGCTCCCAAGCCTCCTCGTACACCCCGTGTCCGTGATCGGTTGGGGGTAGACGAACAAGGAGCACGGTGGCTGGACTCTGATGGCGGTCAAGTGCTTTTCAACACTGATCAGTGGATGCGCCTACGGCCAGATGGCACAGTCGGGTGGTTTGGCGTCGATTATGAGCCAACAGAGACGGCCCCCTACGTCGAACTTATTGAGCCCCGAGTACTTCCGAGTTTGGATTGTGAAGAGGCGCGAGACGGAACGGTGTGGGAAGCCCGGTACGTGTTGCTCGTTGGCCGCGAGCAGACCCCTGGTTGGAAATTCCAGCACACGCAAGATGGCTGGGTGTACGAGGATGGAAGCCGCGTGCTGAGTCCTGAATTCCTCACGGGTCGTGGCCCCTACACCGAAGTTCTCGGTGATCCCTCATGACTCGTGGTGTCCGTATGTCCGATTGGCTCGCAACCGATTACCGGCGTCTGTCTGATCCTGGTCCTGCTGTTCCTGACTGGTTTTGGGTTGATGACGAGTACGACGAGAAGGGGAACCTGCGGTGAGTGATAGCCGTGACGCTGTGGCGCATGTAGCGATGTACGCCCTCTTGGGTAAGGCGCTTAAAGATCAAGAGAACCGGGGCCGCTCCTACCTTGTGGATTCCATGGAGGTTGGGGACGCGGTAGTTGGGCGGGCTAACGGATTGCCTGTGGGTAGGGCGGTGAAGTCGGTGCGCACTGACGCCAAAGTTGTTGACGACAAAGCCCTACTGAAGTGGGTGAAATCTAATCACCCGGACGAGGTGGAGACCGTCGAGCAGGTTAGGCCCGCGTTCCTAGCTCAACTCAAGAAGGCCGGTGAGCTCTCCGACGGAGATACCCCGCTCATCGTCCTGGTCGAGGACAACCCGTACGTGACCGTGAAACCCACCGAGCACACCGAGCAGGTGATTCGGGAGCTATTGGCCCGCGGGAAGTTCTCACTCGAAGGCCCCGCCGCCTTGGATGCTGTCGTAGTGGAGGTCGAGCAGTGACCACCATCTACCAAGCCCTCTCGGAAGTGATGAAGGATGTCGGTGCCGTCCGCAAGGGTGAGCGGAATCAGCAGCAAGGCTTCTCATTCCGCGGCATTGACGCAGTCACATCGGCGGTGTATCCAGCTCTCACGAAGCACGGCGTCATCGTTGTACCCAAGGTCTTGGAATACGAGTACGGGACCGTTGAGGTGGGCCGGAACCGCACCCTCATGGGCCACGTACGGTTGACGGTCGAGTTCACCTGGTACGGCCCGGACGGCGATTCGATCACCTCTGTCGCCGCCGCGGAATCCATGGACGCCGGCGACAAAGCCACCGCCAAGGCGCACTCAGTGGCTTTCCGCACCGCGATGCTGCAAACCCTCTGCCTACCAACCGACGAGCCGGACCCGGACTCGCAGGTGTATGAGCGGTCATCGGCACCCCCAGAGCGCACCGATGTAGACGACGCACTCGATGAGCTCGCCGCGGCCTGCACTGAGTATGGGTGGGACCAACGTGAGACCGCAGGGAAGTTCTTCTCTGAGCACGGCAAGCCCCCACGGCAGTGCGCCGCAGATGTGATCCGCAAGTTCATTGGCGATTTGATCAATTCTCACCCCGCGGAGCGAGCGGAGGCCGCCAGTGCCTAGAGCCGGCGAGTTCACCGCGGAAGCCAAAGAGCTGAGCGCCAAGCTTTGCACCGTAGGTGATTGCACAAAGCCACTACGGGCGCGCGGTATGTGCTGCATGCATTGGGCTCGTTGGCGCAAGTATGGAACCCCAGAGCCCTGGGCCGAACTCTGCGCCGTAGACGGTTGCGACAATAAGTCCCGTTCTCGCACTAGTGAATACTGCGAGAAGCATTACTACCGGCTGCGCCGCACTGGCAGCTTGTCGGATCCGCAGTACATCTCAGGTGAGTGTCTTGCGGATGGGTGCGGCAGGCCGGCTGGGCACGGCAAGGAATCTGAAGATGCCCGCGGCTACTGCCGCATGCACTACCTAAGGCTCAAGAAGCGCGGCGATGTGTGTTGGGAACCAAAGGGTGAGAACAACCCAATATGGGTGGGAGCCGCTGCTGGTAGCACCACCGTGCACCAGAGAATCCGTCGAGCACGCGGTTCTGCGACCAACTATCGGTGCATCGACTGCGGTGAGACTGCGGCGCATTGGTCTTATGACCACACCGACCCTGATCAGAAATATTGCCCCGATAAAGGCCCCTACAGCCTAGATATCGATCGATACCACCCACGGTGCGTCAGCTGTCATAAGCGATTCGACATGCGACGGATCAAGGCGGAGCGGTCGAAATGAACGAACAGAAGTGCCGCAAGTTGGTGTATGAGCGTTCACAAAGGGTCTGTGAGAAGTGTTTTAAGGCTTGGGCTACCGAGGTTCACCACAGGGTGAATCGCTCCCAGGGCGGCAAGTGGACGCCGGCCAACTGCCTGCATCTATGCCATCCGTGTCACCACTGGTGCACAGAGCATCCCGAGGAGTCTCGAGAACAGGGCCGGTGGTCGCTGAAGTCCTTCGAGAATCCGCTTAATCACTCGGCTTTGAGGTGTGGCCAATGGGTGTTCCTTGATGACAGCGGTGACTACCGATTGGACGATGCCGCATGAGGACAGCGCGCGTGTTTTACCGGCATGAGCGTTGGGTGTGGCTTGCCGACGATGGGTCTATTCGTGAGGAGCGGGCGGCATGAAGTGCAGGCGCGAGAACTGCCGCCGGGCCGGTATCTACAGACGCAGAGGTTTGTGTAATCCGCACTACAAGCTGTCAGACCGGGGCTATGTGGATCCAACCGCGGCCCGGGAGCATCTGTCGAGGCTGTTCGACTCGGGGCATTCCTGGACCGAGATTGCCGAGTTGGCGGGGATGACCCGGGGCGGGATTGATCGGATCCGTGACGGTTCGTATCCGAAGATGCGTAAGGCTACGGCGGTACGGATCCTGGCTATACCAATGAGGTTTGGTACGTCGGGGACTATTGATGCTACGGGTACGGTGCGGCGGCTGCGGGCGTTGATGGCTAGTGGTTGGCCTGTATCGGTGTTGGCGGAGCAGATGGGTATCCCTGCCTCCACGTTGGGGAACCATTTGGACCGGCGGACTGTGTCGGTTGTGCGGGCGCGGCAGATCGCGGAGTTGTTCAGCCGGCTACAGATGGTCCCTGGCCCGTCGAAACGGATGCGCACCATTGGCCGTAAGAAGGGTTGGGCGCTGCCGTTCGCGTGGGATGAAGACGACATCGACGACCCCTCGGCTACACCAGATTCGGGTGGTAAGTCGACATGGATTCAGAAGTACGAGGACTACCGCAGCACGGGTTTGAGTGACGCGGAAGTGGCGGCGGCGATGGGGATTCAGCTCGAATCGCTTCGCCGCCAGCTGGAAAGGAAAGCCGCGTGAAGCCTTACTACCAAGACGATCTCGTGACGCTGTATCACGGCGATTGCCTTGAGCTCACCGAGTGGCTGGAAGCTGATGTGCTCGTCATGGACCCGCCATATGGGACGCAGTTCAGCGCGGACAACCCGAAGGGTGGATACGGGCGAAGGCAAAACGCAGGCCTCGGTCCCGAAGGGTTCACCATCGCCAACGACGGAACGACCGAAACCCGTGACGCCGCACTAGCCGCGTGGGGTTGCGACCGGCCCGCACTGTGTTTCGGCAGCCCCCGGATGCCCGACCCCCCTGGAGAATGGTCTGACCGCCTGGTGTGGGACAAGAAGCGACCCGGCATGAACGGCGGCCCATGGCGGTATCGGCACGAATCTATCTATGTCACAGCAGGTTTTGAGCGCAGAAACAACGAGACGACGAGCATTTTGGTTGCCTATCCAGACCAGTCGGATCATATTCACGCCAAGCCCTTGGGCCTAATGATGAGCCTTGTTGATTGTGCCCCTCCGGGCGTGATTGCCGATCCATTCGCGGGTAGCGGAACGACATTGGTCGCGGCTCGGAACCAGGGGCGCAAATCAATCGGAGCGGAGCTCGAGGAGAGCTACTGCGAGCTCATCGCTAAACGCCTGTCGAACCAAACCATGGCATTCGACTTTCGGGAGGGCGCGTGAGCGTTTGGCCTACTTACCACTTCTGCCGTTGTGGTCATCAGAGATACCAACACAACGGTCAAGCAGCTGAGTGTTATGGGGCTTTGGATGATGGTGTGACCCTTTGTGATTGCGGAGGGTTTGTTGAAGACAAGAAGGAATGCGCATGAGCGAGAAAATGAGTGCGAGGGAAGTGATTATCGAGGCGCTAGCACCTGACGTTAGTAAGCACACGCCAGAACAAAGGCGGATGATCAAGGACCTACTCGCGAAATGGGATGCGAAGCATGCCGACGCCATCCTTGCGGCACTCAAGGCCAATGGATACGCAGTAGTAAAACTACCGGAACCGGATGAATTCATTCCTGCGGTGGCGGGGGCTCCAAATATCATGGCGCGCTGGGACAGCGTTGAGACTGGCGAGGTGACCGTCTGGGAAGGCGGAGTCGTTGATGTATTCGGACAGACCATGCTCAGCCCGGAGGACGCACTCACATTCAGTGGCGTCATCGTCAGGGCCTCTCAGATCGCCGCCGATGCTGCGGCTGAACTTGATTCGGAGGAGCGATGACCGACCTCTGTTCCTGCGGCCACGATCTCGATGAGCATCAACGTCACTACGGCACTTGTAAAGCCACTATCCCTGGTTCTTTTGAGCCTCTTTACCGGTACTGCCCTTGTGGGGGATTTGAGAGGAGTGACGATGAGTGACGAGCGTCTGGATTCCTTGGCGAAAGAACTCTACGAGAAGCGCTCGCCCGCTTGGCTGCGCTGGGATTTGCTCACATCTGATCAGAAAGACACATGGCGGCGGATGGCTGCGCAGCGTCTCAATGACCAGGAGGCGGTGTAGATGGGCTGGATACGCGTCTCTGATGACTTCTACGACAACGACAAGTTCAGCGAAGTCGGACCGCTGGGGGTGGCGCTGCACTTCGCGGCGATGGGTTTCTGTAACCGGAACCTAACGGACGGATTCTTCAAAAAGAACAAGGCTCGACTTTTCCTTGACTTCGACGGCATCGGTATCACCACTAGTCAATCCGATTCCTTCGGTGTCGGGGTGGATGGTGATGACGCGGTGAAGTTGGTCATCGAATGGATGATGGCATCAGAGCTTTGGCACGAGTGTGGCCATGGATGCGAGGAATGTCATTCCCGCGAAGACGGCGGCGAACCTGGCGGCGATGAGTACCTGATCCACGACTACCTGAAGTTCCAGTTTTCGCGTCAGGAAATCGAGGAGAAGGCCGAGAAAGCTAGGGCGCGCAAGGAGGCCTGGAAGGCTAGGCAGGCGGCAGAACGTAGTTCGGAACAGCGTTCGGAACGCGGGAAGAACGGTGTTCGGAACGCTGCAGGAACGCTGGCGGAACACGACAACCCAACCCCAACCCCAACCCCAACGAAAGATTCATTCTTCGTTCCTCAGAATGAATCTTTAGGGGGGTCACCAAAACCGGGAACCTCACCAGAGCCCGAGTCGACGTCAGCCCCGCGCTGCGCGCGCCACCCCTACGGAAATCCCGAAGACGAAAACTGCCGGGGCTGCAAGCGAGTCAAAGACGCCGAGAAGGCACAGGAACTCCAGGCCGAAATCGCAGAGAAGGCAGCACGCGCAGCAGCGGCCGAGCGGCGACGCAACTGCAAGCTCTGCGGCGGCAGCGGATGGATCGACCTCCCTGACGATTCCGGCGTCACCGACTGCGAATGCAAGACGCCCATCCCAAATCTCCAGCTTGTCCACGACGCCACAAACCAAAGGAGGTCGGCATCGTGACTACCCAAGCCATAACAGACATCAAAGAACTCGTAGGAGAGATGCCAGCGAGGGGATGTGAGTGGCAGCCGTACAAGTTCATCGCGCCTGAATGCAGCTTGCAGGCTAGGTGGGCTATCCGGCTGCATCTGGCCGACTGGGCGACCCAAACCTGCAGCGTTGGTGTGCAGCACTTCTGCGATGCGCACAAGCAGGAGCTGCTGGCCATCATCGCCGAGGACATGGACGCACCGTGCGAGTCTTGTGGCGTTGTGACGGCGGCGGTGTTCAAGGTGATGCCGCTATGACCGCCTGGTTCAAACGCACACAGCCCAAACCGCAACCAGTGGTGTCACTACAACCCCGAACCAGTGTAGAGACCCCCACGGCGTTCCTAGCCCGATTAAAGATCGAATGCACACCCCCATGCCAAGACTGCTACAGGCCCGCGGACTTCATGGTCACCATCCACCTCGTAGACCACTGCGACAGACCAGCTGTTGAAGTGTTCATCTGTGCTGAGCACGTTCCACTTCCCGTAGTGCGTCGTCTCGTTCCTGGATCATCTTCGTGGAGGCTAGAGGCCGAAATAGAGGGCCTTGAGGGAATGGTCAACACCATGGGTGGTTGCCTGAACTCGGTGGCCGAAGCCGATAAGTTGCGGAGGTACCGATGAGCAACGAACCTTCGGACGCACAGAAGCTCATAGCGGAAGTGGTTCGCAAGCACCGACTCTTGCCGGGAACCGTGACCGGCCCGCAGTACTGCTCATGCGTATGGGGTGGCCTCGATTACCCGGCGCACGTTGCCGCCGAGGTGGATAAAGCCCTTGGAGGACTCAACCGGACGTGGGCTGCTGTATTTCCAGACGGCTCCTACATGACCCCGTACCACGAAGTGTGGAACTTCCACCCCAACAAGAGCGCTCGCGAACTGGCCGAAGGCGATGTAGCGGAATATGAAGACACCACCCTTAAGGCTCAATGGGTGTCTGGCTGGACGGTGACCGAATGAATGAGCTTATAGACCGTGCTATCGAAGAGGGTGTCGAAGGTTCGGTTGGGCATCAAGTCCCGAGATCGCTTCTGGACTAGCGACTATCGAGAAGTCTTTCCCCAACTCGCGGGGGTTGATTGGCAGCGAGAGGCGTGGCGCCTTTGGTGGGTCTCATGACTGACTACCAAGACACGGGTAGCCGGCGGAAACCTACGGCATACACCGAAACCGGGGCTGCCGAGCGGGTGTGCCCGGACTGTAGTGCCCCAGAAGGACATCCCTGTAGATGGATAGCCATGGATGGGCAGGGGGATTTAGGGAAACCAAGGCATTGGCCGCATGAGACACGTTGGAGGCGTTAGTGAGAAACATTCACCCCGGACCAAGAATCATAGACGGTGGCGCCGACATCTGGTCCATCAACCACGAGCCCTGGACCGAACAAGCCCTTTGCCCCGAGGCAGACCCCGAGTTGTTCTACCCAACCCCGGGGAGTCCGGGGAGGACGATGGCCAAAGCAGCGAAAGCTATTTGTGCCCAATGCCCCGTAGCAGCCGAATGTTTGGAATACGCCTTCAGAGCTAATGAAGAGTACGGGATTTTCGGTGGGGTCACCGCCCATGAGCGGATGGAGATGAAGCGGGGGAGGGCAAGCTGATGACGCACTCAAGCCCTACCGACTGGATAGCCGGTGGAAGTGTCGCCGCAGACATAGTTGGATGCCTCACCGGTTTGGTCGCCGACCTGTCCTGGCAAGACGAAGCGGCGTGCCGTGGACTCCCTACGGAGTGGTGGTTCCCGGATCAAGGCGCCAGCCGGGAATGTAAGCGGGCCAAGGAAATCTGCCACGGCTGCCCCGTCAAACTTCAATGCCTCCAATTCGCGATAGAGGTACACGACCAGCACGGAATTTACGGGGAGCTGTCATTGAAGGACAGGCGCAGGTGGAACCAGGAAAGGAAAGCGGGCTAGACACCGCGAATGTCAGTGTATCGGAGGATAATTGAGGTATGGGAATGACTGATTTACAGAACGTCCACGAGCGCATTGCGGGCAAGCGTATAGCCTCCGTCGAGGCCGACGGTACGAGGCTGGTGCTAAACGATGGCACTGTGCTGCATCTCTACATGTCAGACAGTGACTGTTGTGCTTCCGCCGATGGGAAGTGGGTAATCCAGCCGGACGCGCTGGAGGCGATTATTACCGGCGTTCAGGTTACACCAGACGCGGATCGGAGCGGTTATGACGGTGACGGAAATACCAACTACGCCACCATCTCAATTCTGCACAACCAGAACCCCATTGCCCTTGCAGACTGCTATGCCAATGACGGTAATGGGGGCTACTACTTCTCCGTGCTATCCCTCCGTGTTGTTCAAGTACGGCGCTAGTTCGTGGCAGGTGCTTTTCAGCACTGGGTGGCATATACCCGATGAGGTCTATCTCGGCGACAGCGAATCAGACGCACTAGCCGCAGCAGAAGCTCACCATATCGCCATTAGGCAGAGAACGATCTACCGTCGAACGGGCAGGAGTGACGATGCCGCAGCGGATTCAGCGGAAGCGCACTAGGGGTTGGCGAATGCCCGAGGGTGCTATCTACGTCGGCCGTCCAACGAAGTTCGGAAATCCTTTTCGTGCCTACAAGTGCGACTGCTGCGGGTACTGGGACGTGAAGGATGACAACGGAGTGACTTACCTGGTCGACCACGCCTACGTCCGGCAAGTGCACATCCGAAACGACCCGCACACGTGGACCTCCCAGTCCGAAGCTGCCCAAGAGGCGGTGCGCCTCTACACCGCTGAGCTGACCTACTGGCTCGGCGGAAGGATGGCGAATGAGCCCGAGTTCCGTAATGCGGTGGAGTCGCTGCGTGGCCGAGACCTCGCCTGCTGGTGTCCACTCGATTTCCCCTGCCATGCAGACGTTCTGCTCAAGCTCGCCAACGATCCACCGTCGAACGGAGAAGCCTTGTGAGCAGGGACTGCGACGAGCTGCCCGACGATAAGAACCCCAAGGTGTTCCGTCACGCCCACATGGAACCCGAAGAGCCCAAGCATCAGTCACCGAGAGACCGAAAGAAGTGCAAGCGGAACAAAGGCGGACCGCATGACATGCTGCTCGTCAAGGATGAAGAGCAGATCTGGTACGACTACCGCCGCTGCTACCCGCCGGGTTTCGAAGTTCTAGAACGCCGCCCGTATAGCTGGATAGATCGGGAGTGGCGCTGCACCTACTGCAACAAGAAGGAGGTCTCGTGGGGGTGGGACCAACCGAAGGATTACCTAGGGGACTGGGAAGAGTTTCGGCGTCGAGAGGTTAAAGACAAGTGAGCGTTGCTGATTCTTACTTCTTAGATAAGGGCAGTCAACACAAGCTCCGTGAAGAGTTGGCCAGCATCCCCCGCATGATCGGGGAGTTGTCGGTCACCCTCACTCGCCAGGCCCGTATCCAGAGGCCGGGGTTGAGCATGTCTCGACGACCCAAACCTGAATCTCAAGTCCCCATCCATATCGGGGCACACAACGCCGCTGACGTACTACATAACTGTTTGGGTACGTGGGTGAGGCTGGTATGCGAACAACGAGCGATCGTGTGGGATAAGGGCAACGACATCATCACACTGGCCAAGTGGCTGCGAGTCAACATGATCGCCCTAGCCCTCACTGAAGGTTCAGAAGAAGCCTACGAGGACATCAAAGCCGCTATCGATGAGTGCTGGCGACAGATAGACATCCCCGCCGACGATGACATTGTGATCGACCGAGGGCGAGTACATGAAGCGAACCGGCTCGTTGTCACAGCCGGTCAGGTGGAGAAGCTGGCCAACAAGATGGGCGCTATCGGCAAGGGACTGAACAAGCGCCGAGTGGAGACCCTGGCGGCACGGCGGAAGAACCCCCTACGTCCGTGTGCGGTAGATGGGGATGTGAAGTTCTTCCGGTTGGGGGATGTGCTGGACGCCCACCACCGGTCGGACGAGTCGGGAAAGAAGGCGGGATGAGATGCCGATCCATGAGCAAGTCTCGATCCACACCCCTTGGGATGATTCAGAGGTTCGAGTCGACGAGTCTATCGCGCAGCTGATCTCAGCCCTATGGGCGGACGGGATGCGAACCAAGTACTCCTGCGAAGGGTTTTTGACGCATGATCCTTCGGGTTATATCGCGTTCCATCACCGCAGGCATGCCGTGAGATTCGCGAGGCGTACGCGGGCCGTGGCCGAAGTGTCAGTGGACCCCCCAGGCTTCCTGATCCTGCGCTTCAATCCATGGTGCGCCGTGCGGTTCAGGGCTGAGGACTTGCACGCAATCACAGAATATTGGGCTAATACTGACGCTTGACAGTAGTACTGCATGGCGTTAGTATTAGTGACATGATCCGATCCTTCAAAGACGAAGACTCCCGCAAGGTGTGGGGGCGTCAGTTCGTCAAGAAGATCGGGCCTGAATTATCCCGAGCCGCATACAAGAAACTGCTACTGATCGACGCCGCTACTGACATCAACGACCTGCGCATCCCTCCGGGAAACCGGCTGGAGAAACTGGTCGCCGACCGTGAGGGACAGCACAGCATCCGCATCAACGATCAATACCGAATCTGCTTCGTATGGAAGGACAACGGAGCTGACGACGTTGAGATCTGTGACTACCACTAACGCATACACATACGAATCTGAATACGCATACGCCACATACGAATAAGCATACGCATACGAATACGCATACGAATACGCTAAGTAAAGGACGACTGATGTCCGGTTTCGCACCCATCCACCCCGGAGAGATCCTGGAGACTGAGTTCCTCGAGCCTCTCAACATCACCCCATACGCCCTAGCCAAGGCGATGCGGGTACCGCAGACCCGTATCGGCGAGATCCTCAAGGGCCGCCGCGCCATCACTGTAGAGACCGCGCTGCGGCTATCCCGCGCCCTCGGTACTTCTGAGATGTTCTGGGTCAACCTGCAGGCACGCTTTGACGCCGAGACCGTCAAGGATGCTGAGCATGATGACCTAGACCGTATCCCGGTCCTGGCGTAGAAAGGGGATGAAATGAGTCAGTTCGTAAGAGGCGGAGAATGTCCGAACTGCCGCTCGAACATCTACGGATACGGCGTGGTCAATAACTGCCCCCTCTGTAATGCCAAGGTGATCTGGGATGCTAAGTCCCACCTACGAGACGACACGCCGCCTCCTATTGACAAAACCGGTGCGCCTCGCTTGGTAAACTGACGCCAACGGCGCTTGTATGCGTCAGAACCCAAAACTTCAAATCCCCACCCCGATCTCTCGTTAGGTCGGGGTCTTTTTTATGCCCAAACGGAGGTCTCTTTCCATGCTCGTGTCCCTGACGACACGGTGCCGAAGTTCATGGACGGCCTACTGGACATTGCCCGAGACGGCGTTGACCGCGCCGTCGGTGTGGTGCAGACGTCCGCTGACGGTATCGCTGGTAGCGCGGAAGCTGAACTAGGCCAACTCGGTTCGGAGATCAGGGGAGTGGTCAAAGCGGCCAACCCCATCGATATTCTCGGCAGCCTGTTCGGACGGCGCTAGACACCGCTGATGTCGCTGCACCGCAGTAAAATTGAGGTATGAGCTACCCGAAATATGGGTTATGCCCCGCCCAATTAGATGGGCGAGGTGCCGATGGCACACCCTTCTACTTTCGCAGTCGGGGCGGCGCATGGACGCTCCACAAGGGGAACCCGGGCGACCCGGCCAACTATTGCGGCTGGTCAGGTAAGCACCTAGTAGCGTCCGGCGCTGGCGACGTTGAGGATGGCGACGCTATCGATCAGCTCGTCACTCGGCACATCGGAACCGGCTGGTCGGGACCGCTGTATGAGACCTATGAAGCCTGCTGCACGCGATGCAAAAAGGTCTTCCAATCGGACGCGACATCGATGTGCATGGACTGCCTGATCGCGGTCGTCTTGCGCTTCGAGGATTGACTTGCCCCTACAGCCTCCCCCGTTCTACTATCGAACACATGTTCGACAAGGTGTCATACCGTATCGAAGGTAATGGACCCGTCACAGCGGTACTCACCTACCAAAACCGGGAGTACCGGCACACCTCCCGAACCATGTGGCTGGGACACGAAGACGGCATGCCCCAAGGCTCCATCCAACTCGACGAGCATGTGTGGGCGCGGCTACAGCGCATCAACGGAACCATAGAAGCCACCATCACCGACTCACAGACTGGTGAAAGCTACACCCTCACGCCTGAATAGACACCGCGACTTGGTCTGCAGCTCGGTAAAATTGAGGGATGAGCGATCCTAAAGACGATGCTGCTCAAATCATCTGCAATGAGCGCTGGGGTTACGACGGAGAAGTCCATGAGCCCACCAAATGGGACCGGGAGACGGCGAGGGCGGTCCTAAGGCCGATACGGGAGCTACACAAACCCCGTTGGGACAACTGTTACAACGCCTGCTGTAGCGGCGCGGAGTGCCCCAAGGCGACGTTGGTTTGCGACCACGATGACGAGTACTGGCCGTGCGCCACAGCACTTCTCATCTACTCCGGTGAGGAGTTGGAGCGATGACTGAACCATCCCAAGCCCATATAGACCGGGCACGTGAACTCGGCCTCTCTCTCGATCCTTCTGATACATCGGATGAAGAGTTAAGCCGAGCTATCGCAACGTATGAGCGGGTTTACATCGAGGCGATGACCGAGAATGCCGGTAGGGACACTGATACTCCTACCGAGCGCCGCAAGATGCTGGGCGTATGGACTCAGCGCGATGAAGACGAGGCCAAGGAAGCCGCTGAACGGCGGCGGATGTTCGGCTCCCGTCGAATCCCACCCGCCTAGACACCGCCGATCCCGTTGAAACACGGGATAATTGAGGGATAATTGAGGTATGGGCGAAGACCTGCGCAAAGCGGCTTACCGCAAGATCGATAATGCTTGATGACCAACCGGGTTGCGAGATCGTCGAACTGGACGATTTCCAGGCGCGCGAAATGTTCGATCACGTATGCCGAAGCCAGATAGGCTTGAGCGGTGCTGAGTTCATTGAGCGCTACCAGTCTGGCGAGTATGACGACGTTGACCCCGATTCCATCGAGGGTCTGCCGACGGTTCTTTGCATACTTCCGTTCGCTGGCACCAAATTTCGGTAGATGCCGTGGCCCTCACTGCTAACCAGCTCCGCATCTTAGAAGCGTTGCAGCGGTTACGTATAGCCCGTACTGAGGGTGATGTTGACGCCGAGCTGGTGGCCTACAGCCGCATGGATGAGTTACTGGACCGTGAGCCTAGGGGCATAGATTCCGTTTCGCCGACCGCGCCATAGCCAACAGATTGGCTGGTGTCGCGTTCGGATAGTTGGAGTGCGCGGCGACTTGCTCTGGGGTTTCCCCGTTGCGCAGGTCGTTGCACATCCCGTTCCCGGCGGCCAATAGGAACGGCCGGGACTGCCACATCACTTGGAAGCCCTGCCCGGACAGTTCGTCCAGGTAGGAGTCATCGTCCGCGTATGCGGCGGGCGCGAAAACAACACTGGCCGCTACGGCGGCTGCAGCTGCGATCTTGATCATTGGCGGATCGTAGACCTCCACCCAGACTGGTACAGGCGAAACGAGAAAGAGTAGGAAATGGAATTCCTCCTTTACGGCATAGTCATCCCGGCGCTGATTGGTCTAGCGGTTCCACTGGTGCTTTTCTTTGGCCGCGTCGTTGTCGAGGATGCCTGCCTGATCATCTGCAACCACAGGCGGTATGGCGACGGAAAATCATCACTACCAGTGTGGTGGTGTCGCTTGACGGGCAAATAGATGGCCGTCCAGCACTGTGAGTACTGCGGGCGTCGTCTCCGGTACGACTGCTGCCCGCACTGTGAAGAGGGCGAGTAGTGCTCGGGGTAGCGATCACTACCCACAACCGGCGAGACATTCTCCTCAACGCGCTGACGCATTGGACCGAGCACACGCCGGCCGATGTGCCGATTGTCGTTGTGGATGACGGCAGCTTCGCCCCGTTGAGCCTAGCTGGCCTGTTCGACCAGGTGAAGGTAGTTCGTCACCCGCAGCCCAGGGGGATAGCGGTGGCGAAGAACCGCTGTATCGCCGAGCTCATGGACTTGTGGTGCGACCACCTATTCCTGGCTGACGATGATGTGTGGCCCACGACGGATGAGTGGTGGAAGCCCTACATCGAGTCCCCGGAGCCGCATTTGTCGTTTCAGTGGCCCAGCGGCGGCCGACACAGTGTCACCCACCAGGACGAGCAGCATTTCGCCATCGGATTCCCCCGTGGAGTTCTCCTATACGCCGAACGTCGAGTGATCGACACGGTGGGCGGCATGGACACCGGATATGGGGCGCACGGCGGCGAACACGTCGACTGGTCACAGAGAATCCACGACGCAGGGTTGACGCGATGGCCGTTCGCCGATGTCCGCGGATCACACAACCTGATCTACTCCCGTGACAAAGCCGAAGGAAACCGAACAGGTTCTTCCCGGTTTGAGCTTCCCGAGCGTGCCCGGATGTGCGAGGCGAACGGAAACCGTTGGGGCCACAAGCACCCAACATGGCCCTACTTTCCCTACCGGGAAAGCGAAGGCGTCCAGGACTACCAGTTAGGCCCATACTTCCCGCCCGTGGAGCACTATTCGCTGCTGCGGCACGTAGTGGGGCTAAAGCCTTCCGGTGTGGCTTTGGAGTTCGGTGTAGGTAAAGGCGAATCCACCCGCATCATCGCCGAGCACATGCCGGTGATCGGGTTCGACAGCTTCACCGGTTTACCGGAGGATTGGCGTGAAGGCTTCCCGAAAGGATCGTTCGCGCATAAACCACCAGCCATCAACAACACTCGCCTAATGATAGGCCGGTACGCCGACACCCTACCGGGGTTCACATTCCCCGATTGTGGTTTGGTGCACATCGACTGCGACCTGTACTCGTCCACGGCAACAGCTTTGGAGCACCTACAGCTCAGGCCTGGAACTTATGTTGTGTTTGACGAGTGGCACGGCTACGACGGCTGTGAAGGCCACGAGATGAAAGCCTGGCGCGAATACGCCGACCGCACCTGCATCAACTGGTGTGTGGTTGGGCATTCGCATGAGGCTTGGGCGATTCGGATCACCTAGGGAGTTGTGTTGCGAGTCATCCTCTTCGTGTTCGCGGGCCGCAAAGCCAACATGGAACTACAAGTCCCGTACATCAAACGGATCCTGGCTGAGCACCCGAACGTCGAATACGACATCTGGAACCTCGCCCGAGATTCCAAGGATGCGGAGTATCTGCAAACCATCACGGGGGAGCGGATCACCGTCCGCAACGACTTCCACGGCGGATGCCACTGGACTGGATTCAATAAGGTGTGGTGGCACTACGCCAAACCCGAGTATCGGGACTGTTTGTTCGTCAAGGTCGACGACGATGACGTGTTCTTCGAGACCGCACGTTTCGGTGAATACCTCAAAGCGATAGACAACAACCGCGGCAGTGTTGTCTCCGCGCTGACCATGAACAACGGCGCCTCTACATGGTTGGAGCCGTTGATCTGGCGCGGCTTCGAGAACCTGAACATCCCTTTGTTGGATGTGCACATGTCCGGCGACTACGCCCACATGTCACACGAGCATTTCCTGACCAATTGGCGGGATGTGACTGGTCAGCCCAACCAGGTCATCCCGACGACGGACTGGTTGTCGATCAACTGCATCGGACTCGACCACCCCACCCTGAAACGCATCGCGGACCTACTGGACACCCCGTCTCCGGCCCATATCGCCGGCAGGGATTGGCCGCCCGGTTTCAAGATCGGTGACGAAGGTGCGGCCAATATGCAGCCCCGAGTCATCCATAGAGGGTTTGTGGTGTCGCACCTATCGTTTGGGCCGCAGACGCTCCCCATAGGGGAGTGGGACAGGCTGCGCCGAGGCTACGCGAAGGTCGCAGGGGAGTACCTGTGAACACCGCGAAGGCACCTGCGCGGCGGTAAAATTGAAGCATGTCAGAAGATTCCAAGCGCTGGGTAGTGTGGTCGCGCGGTCCTGGCGGCTCGCTGGATTATGATTTTGAAGATAGTGAAGACGCCGCATTTGAAAACGCGTGGGGCGTAGATGAGTATTCCGAGCGCTCTAACTGGGTTAGCATCGAACGCCCTGACGGCACGGAAGTTGACCCAGCCGAAGTAGAGCGATGGATAAAGGCTAGGAACGATTCCAAGCGGTCGTCGGAACCGCCCCTTCCGCCGAAGCCTCCGGTCGCGATGCTCACCATCCAGCATCTATCCGAAAAGGATGCGCATAGGGGAGTGCTCTATCAAGTCGACAATGCCGACGCCGAGTATCGAGAAGCCCTGCAACAATTCGGCGCAGACAGAGTCAAGCTAGAGATACTGCCCAAGACCACCCTCGTGTGGGTGGGTAAATATGAACGCCAGCGCCGCACCAACCTTCAACAGGAGCGGATCAACGAGTCGCGCGAGTGGATGGGCCATCCAATCGAAACGCCAGCCCACACGTATGAGGATGTAGTGAAGTATGAGGCCAAGTGGCGTGAGGGAGAATTCACCGCCGCCGAAATGACCGAATACTCAGCCGAAGCGCATAGGGCCGTTGTTGTGGGCACCGATAAGGCGAGTGTTCAAGCGCTACTCGACGAGCTGGCACAAAGGTTGCGCTCAGACTAAAGGCGGTTGCGTGAACATTGCCGTGATCATCCCATTCCGCGATCGCGGCAAAGATCCAAACCGGCCCGCCAACCTTGTTCGGGTGCTGGAGCATTGGAGCGACTTCCGCATCACCCAGGGTGCGACCGTGACCGTGGTGGATGATGGCCGCTGCGGATATGAGTCATTCAACCGTTCCGCCGCATACAACCGGGGCGCGTCGTATACCGATGCTGATGTGTTGGTTTACAGCGAATCCGATCTGCTAGTGGACGCAGAGCAGATCCTATGGGCTTGCGACCAGGCTGTTTCTGCTCCCGGCCTGGTCGTACCTTTCTCGCGTTTCATGGCGATCACCGAGGACGACTCAGAGTGGGTGCGTGACCACACCCTCGCACCACACGAGGCGCGGGCCACCCAGGTCCGCGGCGACCGTCAGTCGATCGGCGCCGTCAATGTCGTGTCTCGGGAATCTCTCTCACTCATCGGCCAGTACGACGAGTCGTTTGAGGGTGCTTGGTATGACGATGACGCGATGTGCCGAGCGTTTGAGGTGTGCTGCGGCCCAACCCGCTTCATCGACGGACCGGGATATCACCTGTACCACCTGCCCGGCGCCAGCGGTGATCATTTGACCGACGCTGATCGTGCCGCCACTGAACGCAACAAAGCCCGCTACCAGCTGTACCGGCAAGCGACAACACCTGAACGTATCCGCGAACTCACCGCAGGGGGTGTGTGATGGCCGAACACCTCATCACCGGCCCCGACGGCACCCAATACACCTTGTTGGAGTGGGTGAACTCCCACATCGTCGGAACGTTCGAGCAGATGCTCCCCGGCGGCAAGACCCGCAAGGGCGGCGCCTGCTCCTGCGGGTGGCGCACTCCACCTTTCGATCCTGTCGGTGATCGCGCTAAAGCGATGGCCGATGAACATAAGCGTCTAGAAGACCTCGCTGATGAGATGCGAAGGGAGAACGGTTAATGGCAGCCTTTGTGTACTTCACTGTGGCCGACACCTATCAGGCCATCGTCTCTGACGGGTCCGATGACGGTAATGAGCCGGATCTGAAGATGATTTCCGGCACTGTCACTTTCACCCCATCGGTGAAGGAAGTGCTGGCCACCATTTCCGATATCCCCACCACGGTGCGTTTGGAGCCGATCATCGGACGCATCGAGGAAGACGGTGTGCTGAAGACTCTCGATTCCACACCGGGCGTGAAGCTGCTCGCCAACACCGAAGCCATCGGGCCGCTGCCCGAGCTGACGTACCGGGTGGACTTCACGAACGTGGTCTACAACCGCAAGACCAACCAGCGCATCGAGCCGTTCCGGTTCGCCGCTGCCACAAGCGCCACCACACTGCGCTTGTCTTCGGTTGAGCGCCTGCCCCTATGATCATGCAATCTGTAGCGCCGTTCACTGCGGTCGCCGAATGCCCATCCTGCGGAGACATCGGGGTCCACTGGCTAGATGAACCGCGCCTAGCCACCCCCGAAGAGTGGGATGAGTACGAGCGCCGTGTCATTGATTACGAATATGAACCGCATGACACGGAGAAAGTGGTCACCTGGGGCGGCAGAACGGTCCGGGAGATCCCAGTGCAGCGCGCCCCCAAGCCTCCTCGCGACGAGGACTTCGCGGTAGCCCGCATCTGTCGATCCTGTGACCATCGCTGGGGCAACGACTGAGTAGCGGTCGCTAGACACCGCAGATTGTCCAGAACCGCAGGATAATTGAGGGATGAGCCCGGTAGGCAACTCAAATCCTCCACGCAATAGCCATGGCGTCATATGGCTGGACGCCGACGGCAACGTCGATTGGGACGCATATGCCGACGATCAGCAGGAGGCGTGAAGGTTGAGCGCTGAGTCACTTGCCGCTGTTGAGGCTGCACTAAGTGCCCACATCGCGGATGTAGACGGCGCCGACCATGTGCTGACCGATTGGTTTATCGGCTACGGGACGATGCGCCACGATCCCGAGGTGGACGAGGGCATCTCTTACTGCAACTCGTATCTGACATCTTCAACCTCGCCTCAAGGTGTGGTCGGCGCGGCGCATATCGGATTGGCCATCTTGGGTGGCGATCTAGACGGTCGTGACTGACTACCGAATCGGCATAGTCGCCCACAACAAGCGAGCCGCCGCAGCCCACAACTTGATGGAAGCTACAGGTGCAGCGTTCCTGTCGATAGACAACGGATCCAGGGGCTGCAACGGCAACCACCGCCATGTACTTGAGTGGCTATCCACCAGCCCTGACGAGTGGGTAGTGATTCTCGAGGATGACGCCCAACCTGTAGACGACTTCCGTGCACAGCTCGAGGCTGCGCTCACCGCGGCTCCTTGCGACATTGTGTCCCTGTATCTGGGGACCAACTATCCACGTCTATGGCAGCGCGGCATCCAGCGCGCCACAACCAAGGCCGACCAAACTGATTCACCCTGGCTGGTATCGGAGCATCTTCTGCACGCAGTTGGGTATTGCATCCGCACCAACCTGGTACCCGACCTACTCAAGGCTCTACCCGAGATGCCCATCGACGACGCCATCACCACATGGGCCAGAGACCAAGGACACCGCATCGCCTACACATGGCCAAGCCTCGTAGACCATGAGGACGCAGACACCTTGATATCCAAGCGCCCCACACGTAACGCGCCACGCAAAGCCCACCGCACAGGCACACGAACCCAATGGGCTGGACCCACGACAGAGCTTGAGTACTGCTGATGCCCAGAGCCCCCAAGGTCTGCTCCCACAAAGACTGCACCGAGCTAGTGCACGGTGACACCCGCTGCCCCCAACATAAGACCCACCGATGGGGCAAGGGCGATCCACGAACCAAAGACCCACGACACGTAGCGTGGCGCAAGACCGTACTCGACCGCTGCCATTGGCGCTGCCAGATCAGATACCCAGGCTGCACAGGCAAGGCCATCATCGCTGACCACATCGTGCCCGTGAAGTTTGGTGGCGCAGAGTTCGATATACACAACGGCCAGGGCGGCTGCCCTTCATGCCACGACAAGAAGAGCTCAGACGAAGGCCACCAAGCCGCAGGTCACACAGTTCGTCCAAGACAACAGCTGTAGCGCGCTCCTAGACATCGGCACCACGACGCCGTAACACACCAGGACCCGGCAGAACATAGCCCAAAAGGCCACTCAGGCCCAGCAATAGACCCCCTGGGCTCCACCCCGTACCCCGTATCAGCCGTTCCCACGGCCAGACGCCGTCTTTTCGGTCTGTACGGGTTCCCCAGCTTTTCCGGCCCCGAAACGGGGCGTCCAAGTCCCGAAACGGGAGGTTGATGATGCCTGGACCCACCAAGAAAGATCCGAGTCTGGTTGCTCGGCGCAATAAGACGACGACCAGGGCCGTTTTGTCTGCCGATCACGACATTGAAGCGCCCGAGCTCCCTGCGGAGATCGCGTGGCATTCGATGACGAAGCGTTGGTGGGCTGATATTTGGTCGTCGCCGATGGCTCCCGAGTACACGGAGTCGGACATCAACGGTTTGTTGCGTGTGGCGATGCTGTACAACGACTTTTGGTTGGCGGAGACAGCGAAAGAGCGGGCTGAGATTCAGGTTCGGCTCGAGAAGGCCGATGTCGACTACGGAACTAACCCGATGGCTCGGCGCCGGCTGGAATGGCAGATCGAGCAGTCGGAGGATTCGAAGGCAAAGGGACAGAAGCGCCGCGGCGTCCCCAACCCCGCCCCGATGCCAGAACCCGACTCCGATCCGCGGCTCAAGCTAGTCCAATAGTCCCGCCATGGCGGTTCTGATTGTTCCGCCGCTCGACCTGTCTTACCCGACATTGGGGCCGCAGGTCTGCCAGTTCATCGAAGAGCGGATGGTGTTCGGCCCCGGATCCCTATCGGGCCAGCCGGCACGCCTCGATGACGAGAAGCGCGGCATCATCTACCGCCTCTATGAGATCTATCCGCAAGGGCACCGGCTTGCGGGGCGGCGCAGGTTTCAGCGCGGAGCTATCGAGGTCCGTAAGGGGCTGGCGAAAACCGAGCTCGCCGCCTGGATCTCCGGTTGTGAGCTGCATCCTGAGGCACCGGTTCGTTGTGACGGGTTCGACGCCCATGGGAATCCGGTCGGCCGACCCGTGGAGTCGCCCGTTATTCCGATGATGGCGGTCACCGAGGAGCAGGTGGAAGAGCTCGCGTACGGCGTGCTCAAGTACGTGCTCGAAAACGGCCCAGACTCGGAGCTGTTTGTGATCACTAAAGAGAAGATCATCCGAAAGGGCTGGAACGGAACCGAAGACGGCTTTGTCGTCGCAGTATCCAACGCCCCGGGATCTCGAGATGGTGCGCGAACCACCTTCCAGCACTTCGACGAACCACACCGACTGTTCATGCAGCGGATGCGGGACGCGCACGAAACGATGCTGCAGAACATGCCGAAGCGTCCCCTCGAGGATCCGTGGACGCTGTACACCTCCACCGCGGGTCAGCCGGGGCAGAACAGCATCGAAGAGGATGTTCTCGCCGAAGCGGAAGCTATCGACAAGGGTGAGGTTGACGACCCTAGCCTGTTCTTCTTCCGTAGATGGGCTGGCGATGAACACCGCGACCTTTCTACGGTGGAGAACCGGATCGCAGCCGTCGCAGACGCCACCGGCCCCGTAGGGGAGTGGGGCGTCGGCCAGTTTGAGCGGATTGCAAAGGACTACGACCGCAAGGGCATCGACAAAGCCTACTGGGAACGGGTGTGGCTGAATCGGTGGCGCAAATCTGGCTACCAAGCGTTCGACATGCTCAAGGTCGAATCCCTGCGCTTCGAGGATGAAGGCAAACCGTGGGGTCCGATACCGGACGGCGCATTCGTCACCGCAGGATTTGACGGCGCGAGGTTCCGTGACGCCACCGCACTGACCATCACAGATATCGAGACTGGGCGGCAGATGCTCCTGGGCTGCTGGGAGCGACCTGAAAACGCTGATGACTGGGAAGTCCCAGAGGACGAGGTCACGGACCTAGTCACGGACATGATGTCCCGGTATGAGGTGTGGCGCATGTACTGCGACCCGCCGCACTGGACAGAAACGGTCGCTTCATGGGCGGCGCGGTTCCCGGATCAAGTTGTCGAGTGGTTCACGCAGCGAAAGACGCCTATGGCCGCCGCGGTCAGGGCGTATGTCGAGGCTATCGATTCCGGGATTGTCACTTATGGCGAAAACGCCTGGCAAGAGACGCTGATCAAGCATATGGGAAACGCCGGACGGCACGAGTTGAAGCTCCTTGACGACCAGGGAGCGCCGCTGTGGATCCTCCAGAAGCAAGACGGGCGACTCGAGGACAAGTTCGACGCCGCAATGTCCGCGGTCCTTTCCTGGACAGCCTGTGTCGACGCTCGACGATCAGGGGCTAAGCCGAGACCGAAATCTTATGTGCCGAGGCGCATCTACTAAATGACAGAAGGGAGTCCCATGGCGTCTACACCAGAAGAATGGCTCCCCATCCTGACCAAGCGCATCGATGACAACATGCCGCGAGTCCGGCTCCTGGACCGGTATGTGTCCGGCGATGCTCCGCTACCGGAGCAGTCGAAGAACACGAAAGCATCCTGGAAAGCGTTCCAGAAGATGTCCCGCACCAACTGGGGCATGCTGATACGGGACTCTGTTTCTGATCGCATCGTGCCGAACGGAATCACGGTTGATGGTTCCGCGGACTCTGCGATCGCGAAGCAGGCGCAACGCATCTACCGCGATAACCGTATGGATGCCGTTGTGCGGCAGTGGCTCGACTACGGACTGACCTTCCGTGATTCGTACCTGACTTGCTGGCAGGGAAATGACGGCCAGGCGATAATCACCGCCGATTCCCCCGAAACCATGTATTCCGCAGTAGATCCACTGCAGCCTTGGCGAGTACGTGCTGCGATCCGCTACTGGCGCGACATAGACGAAGAGAAAGACTTCGCGTTCGTCTGGGTGAACGGTGCGCGCCAGAAGTTCTCGCGCCCCTGCTACGTGCAGAACATTAACTCCAAGCGCCTCATGACTCGGATCTCAGGGGGCTGGGAGCCTGAAACCGACCTGATCGAGACAGACGGCGCCCCACCTGTAGTTGTGTACACCAACCCAGGCGGTGCTGGGGTTTTCGAGACCCATATAGACATCATTAACCGTATCAACTCTGGCGTTCTGCAGCGCTTGTCGACGATGGCGATGCAGGCATTTCGTCAGCGCGCTCTAAAGAAGGATGGCGACGAGCCCCTACCGGCGGTCGATGACAAAGGCAACGCCATCGACTATGCGGCCATCTTTGAACCGGCGCCCGGAGCGCTGTGGGATCTCCCACCAGGTGTTGACATCTGGGAATCGGCCACCACCGATGCGAGCCCCATGCTGGCCGCGTCGAAAGAAGACATTAGGCAGCTCTCAGCGGCCACGAAAACCCCACTGCCCATGCTGATGCCAGACAGCGCGAATCAGTCGGCTGAAGGCGCCATGAACACCGAGAAGGCTTTCATCTTCAAGTGTGAAGCCTGCCTTGCGGTAGTAAAACTCGGCCTCGAGGCCATCATCGTTAAGGCGCTGGAGACCGAAGGTGTCACGAAAATAGGCAACGTCGAGGTGTCATTCGAGGAACCGGCCCGTGTGACCCTGTCTGAGAAGTACTCTGCCGCAGCACAAGCGGCAGCAGCAGGGGAGCCGTGGGGCTCAATTGCCCGAAACATCCTCAAATACTCACCCGACCAGATTGCGCAAGTCGAAAAGGATCGGGCCAAGGAAGCGGCGGCGGCGCCACAAGTTGCGCCACCTGCTCCACAAGACTTCCCCCAGTAGGGGGTTCGCCCGTACGGGCGCCACCAATGCGAAACGCAAAGGAATTTCACATGTCTGATGTGACCCCGAATGACATGCCGGGAGCCGTAACGGAACCGGGCGAACCAGAAGGAACCGTAGACGCCACCAAGGCGCCGAAATCCGAAGCCAAAACCGATGGTTTGACCGCCGAGGAACGGCAAGAGCTGGACAGACTTCGCGCCACCCGCGTTGAGGAACGACGCTGGGAAAAACGCGCGAAGGAAAACTACGACGACGCCACCAAGTGGCGCGAGCTCATCGAGAAGAGCGGCGGAGACAAGAAAGAATTCGACCCAAGGGCCGAAATCGACAAGATCCGAGCCGAACTGACCACTGAACGCACCGAACGGTTGCGATCAGAGGTCGCCAGAACCACCGGAGTTGACCCTGAGGACATCAAGGGCGGCACCGAAGAAGAGATGCGCGAATCCGCCGAACGGTGGAAGGTGCGTTTCAACGCTCGACTCGAAGAAGCGATCAAGTCGAAGTCCGCACCGGCCGCAGCGCCGGCAGCCGAGGTTACTTCAGACAAGAAAGTCACCGGTCCCAAGCAGTTGACCCGTGATGACCTCAAAAACATGTCCCCCAAGGCGATTCGAGAAGCCCGCGAGAGCGGGCAGCTCGACGAGCTGATGGGGAAGTAAGCATAGGAAGGAGCCAGTCAGATGGCTGTTACCCATTTCATCCCCGAAATCTGGTCGTCCTACATTCTTGAGCGCTACATGGCCAAGAATGTGTTCGCCTCTCTCGTTGACCGCAAGTACGAAGGTGAAGCCCACAAGGGCAACACCATCCACATCCCCGGTGTGGTCGCCCCGGCGGTCAAGGACTACAAGGCGGCTAGCCGCACCACGTCGGCAGACGCCATCAGCGACACCGGAATCGACATCCTGATCGATCAGGAGAAGAACTTCGACTTCTACGTCGACGACATCGACAACGCGCAGTCGAACGAAAACCTGCTGCCGCTGTACACCGACGCCGCCGGTGACTCGCTGGCCACCGACGCCGACCAGTTCATCGCCAACCTGCTTGTCGCCAACGCCACCGGCATGCCATGGTCGTCCAACCCCACCACGGGAGATGGCGCGTTCAACGTCGTCAAGGACGCCCGCAAGCTGATGAACAAGGCCAACGTTCCTGACGATGATCTGCGTGTCGCGGTTGTGAACGCCGAGTTCGAAGCCTTGCTGGTCGGTGCTGATTCGAAGCTCACCAGCTTCGATTCGTCCGGCGACACCGCTGGTCTGCGCAACGCCACTGTTGGAAAGCTGCTCGGATTCCGTGTGGTTACCTCGAACAACCTGCCTGAGTCTGACTCGCCGCAGGCCGTGTTCTTCCATCAGCGTGCCGCAGCGTTCGTGTCTCAGATTGACGAGGTCGAAGGCATGCGCGCACAGGACAAGTTCGCCGACCGCATCCGCGGCCTGCATGTGTACGGCGGCAAGGTCGTTAAGGCCCCCGGCGTACTCGTCTTCAACCGGGCCGGCAGCTAGTGCTGGCATCTCCCGCTGATGTCGCCCATGCCCTAGGGCTGGACGATGCGAACGAGCTCACCGCCTCCCAGCAGGCCCGTGCCGAGGGCTTGTTGGAGAGGGTGTCTCGAAGGTTTCAGCGGGAGGCCGGACGAACCCTGACCGCAGGGGCGGTGACCGTGCGTGCACTCACGATGGAGGGCCGGGTACATCTACCGGACCCCCCGTCTGGGGACACTGTTACGGTCACCGACCTCTGCGGGAACACGCTCGAAGGTGTCATCGAGGGCGACTACGTAGATGTCACCCGCAACGGGTGCCCTGTCGCCACGGGTGAGATCCTTGTCGTCGAATACACCCGAGATGAGCCGCCCCAGGCCGCAATAGATGCGGTAGCGGCTATCGTCGCGCGCCACCTCACGGTGGAACCCGGTTCACCCGAATCGAAGTCCACCGACCTCACCGCGGGCGTGGATTTTCGGCAGCGTCTTGCCGACTGGGTATCCGACACATCCTTGTTCACCGACGAGGAACTAGCGGAGGCGAGAAGCTACCGCTACCCCGTCCCCAATGTGATCATCCACCGCCTGTGACCTTCGAATCACTGGCCAGAATCCCGGTCACGTACACCCCATACACGGGCGTCACCCAGGATGCCCTAGGGAACGATGTTCCCGCATTCGGGTCGACGGTGGACCTGAAGGCGTACTCGTATGCCCCGCACCGTACTGAAGACACGGACGGGCACACCTCGCGTGATATCGCAGAAGTCGACCTAGCCATGCCCCCCATGACCGTTGATCTGATGTCCCGATTCGGGATCAACGGGAAAACCTACGAGGTGGTGGGTGAACGCGACGAAACAGGCGGATTCCACGGCTGGAAGCCAGGAATCATCGTCGAGCTCAAGAGGGTGACCGGATAGTGGCCCAGTTCAGGCTGAATCGTAAGGCGCAGAGCGCATTGACGAAGGAAATCGTCGAGAAGGTGTGCGTGCCCATGATGCAGCGGGTCGCTGATGCCTGCAACCAAGAAGCGGGACTGGAAGACGGATTCCGCGTCTCGGTAGAAGGCGATGATCCTTTGGATAAACGCGACTACCGGGCAACAGCTATCGCCGCAACGGCAGAGGCCATCCGGTACGACCACAAGCACGACGCACTGCTACACAACTTCGGCGAGGCTGGCTGATGTTCGCCTACCACGCCCAAGTGGTCAGGGACTGGCTGGACGAAAACATGCCGGTTCGGGTCACGACGGATGTGCCGAAGACGCGCCCAGCGCAGCTGATCACAATCGATTCAGCGCCAATCTCTAGCGGATATTCGGGAACCAAAGCCCGCGTACTCGCACGGCGCCGCCTGATCATCTACTCGTGGGGCGCCAACGAACTGGACGCCTACAACCTGATCGAGCAGACGCGTGAATGGCTCCTCAAACTCCCCGGCAAGGGCCGCGGAGTGCACGCTGTAGACATCGCAGGGGAACCTGCCCGCCGCGATGACATCGAAAGCGAAACGCGACGGTTCGTGATGACCGTCGATGTAGTAATGCGTTCAAATCCCTGAATTTACAACTAAATACACCCTTTCAAAGGCTCGGCTGCACCGATCTGCTTCTGAAAGGGGCACATCATGGCTGAAGAATTCGGCAACGTTTTCGCCGCAGAGCCGTCCGCCGCTGGGGCCGCGTTCGTCGCCCCGCTCGGAACTACCCTCCCAACCAGTGTCGACGGAGTGCTTGACGCCGCATTCGTCGGTCTCGGATATGTCGGCGAGGACGGCATCACTGAAACATCGGAGCGGTCCACCGATGAGAAGAAAGACATGGGTGGCCGCATCGTCAAGGTGCTGCAGACCGAGTACAACCACTCGTTCAAATTCGTCCTCCTGGAATCACTGAATGCCGATGTCCTCAAGGCGATCTACGGTGCATCAAACGTCACCGTTACCCCCGCTGACGGTACTCACGGCACCCAGGTGAAGGTCCGCAAGACCAGCAAGAAACTGCCCCACCAGACGTGGGTGTTCGACACCATCGACTCGGAGCTGTCCGCGAAGTACCGCAACTGCGTCGCCGACGGCCAGGTCATCTCCGTTGGCGATGTGACCTTGGCCAGCAAGGACACCATCGAATACGAAGTTGAGCTCAAGGTCTTCGAGTCGTCCACCGGCGAGTACGTCACCACGTACACCGACGACGGACGGATCGCGGGCTCCTAATAGACGCGGCGGGGCCGAATTCCCCTGCAGCCGAGCGCGGCCCCGCCGCTCACTAAGCGCTACGGCTGCACACAAACCCCTTGAAAGGGCGCTCATGGCTGCAAAAAACGCGACACCCTACGTCCACACCGTGGAAATCGAAGGCGTCGAAAAGAAGATCAACCTCAAACCCTTCGGGTCTGTTCCATCCGGTGTCATTCGGCGTAACCGCAAGAACCCCGAACAGGGTATGTGGGAAATCATCGAGTGGGGCGCCGTATCGGAAGCCGACCTTGCTGTGTTCGACGAGCTACCCCTAACTGAGGTTGAAGACCTATTCACCGCCTGGCAGGAGGCCGGACAGGTAACAGTGGGGGAATAGTCGCGCTTCTCGACCTCATCGAGAAGCATGGCACCGCACTAGAATACGACCTCATCAAAGACGGGCTACGCCTACGCAACTGCCCGTCTGACGAATTCAACTGGCGCGATCTATGGGTGTATGTCAACCACCCGGAAGAGACAAGCGCTCTATGGAAGTCCAGGAACCCAAAGTATGCGGGCTGGACTCTCACAACCCGCCTGCTGGCGATTATCGCCAACGCGCTGCGCTGGCTGGTGTGGGCGAAAACCAAGGACGGACACCGTAACCGGAACCGCCCGGTGCCAATAGGCCCGGATATGGGCGATCAGCAGTCACGCCCCGGCCTGAAAGTCAAAGCCGCACCCCTCTCAAAGGTCAAAGAGCTACTTGGCCTTTCAGGCGAAGAGCGGCGCGAGAAGAAACTGCGAAACCTGTTCGGAAATTAGGAGGTGACACATGGCTGTTGAACTTTCATCGGGATATGTGTCGGCCACCGTCAGGTTCGATGGGGTCAACAAGGGCATCACCAAGCTCTTCGACAACATCCAGAAGCAGGCAATCGGCGCGGGCAAAAAAACCGGCTCCGCCTACGCCAAAGCCCTTGCCGACGAGGCAAAAACCGCCGCGGATCAAGTTAAAAAGATCTCCGAAACAGTCGCCAAGTCTCGCGACAAAGAAGCCGACGCCGCAGGCAAACTCAAGGTGGCCCTCGAGAAGCTGAACGAGGCTCGCGAGGCGGGAACCAAAGGCTCGAAGCTCACCGCCCTGTCCGAGGCGCATGCGTCGGCGATGCGTAAGCAGCAGGCCGCGGCTAGTGAACTCGCCAAAGATTTGGATGCGGTAGCACGCGCCCAGAAGCGCGCCTCCGACGCGCAGTCCGCAATTGACAAGTCGTCCAAGCCGATACGTAACCAGGTATCCAGACTCCTATCAGGCTCATCTGACGCCGCAGGACGTGAAGGTGGACGTGCTGGCCGCTGGTTTGGCGACTCGTTCTCCAGTGCACTACGCACAACCGGGATTGTTGCCGCAGGTACCGCGGTAGGAAACCTGGCCGCCAATGCGATGACCAAGGCCGCCAACCTGGCCACAAGCGGTGTTTCGGCGATCGTCACCAAGGGTTTGGACTTCGAGAAGACCATGAACACCCTCTCGGGTGTCACAGGTGCTTCGGCAGACGTGATGCAGCGGTTCCGCGACACCGCCAAGGCCCTCGGCAACGACATGACCCTGTCGAACACCTCTGCGGCTGATGCAGCGCAGGCCATGACAGAGCTGGCCAAAGCTGGTTTCTCCGTGGATGAGTCGATCACCGCCGCCAAGGGCACCCTGCAACTAGCCGCCGCCGCGCAGGTGAGTGCCGGACAAGCTGCCGAGATCCAAGCCAATGCGCTACAGGCATTCGGATTGAAGGCCGACTACGCCTCTAAAGCTGCCGATGTGCTGTCCAATGCCGCCAATGCATCATCGGCAGAGATCACCGATGTCGCGTTCGCGCTTCAGGCTGGCGGTTCTGTCGCCCGACAGACGGGCGTGTCCCTCGAGGACACCGCGGCGAGCATCGCACTGTTGGCCAACAACGGAATTAAGGGTAGTGACGCTGGAACCCTGCTGAAGTCGGCGCTTTTGAAGCTCTCCGCCCCGAGTGACCAAGCCTCAGGAGCGCTGCAAGAGCTTGGCGTGAGCGCCTTCGATGCGCAGGGCAACTTCGTCGGCATGGAGGCGCTGTTCGGGCAGCTGCAGGCCGCATCCAAGCGCATGACGCCCGAAATGTACGCGATGGACACCGCCCTCGCATTCGGATCGGATGCCGCACGCCTGGCAGGTGTGGCAGCCAAGGACGGCGCAGAAGGCTTCGACAAGATGCGCGACGCCATGAACCAGGAAGGTTCAGCCTCGAAGCTGGCGGCTGCGCAAAACCAGGGCCTACCGGGTGTCATTGAGCGGCTGAAGAACGCTGCGGAAACCCTGGCCATCACATTGTTTGAGAAGATCCAAGGCCCGCTGTCAAGCATCGGCGATGGACTGACCGGCTTCACGAACAAAATGCAGGACGCTTTCGAGAACCCTGCCGTGAGCCAAGCCGCGGGGAATATCGGAGCTGCGCTGTCCACCATCGGAACCGCCTTCGGAAACGTGCTATCGGCCGTCGGGCCGTCGCTAGTGAGTGGTCTATCCGATGCGGTCAACCTCATCGTCCGTTTCAAGGACTTCCTCATCCCCCTGGTGGCGGGTCTGGCCGCATACAAGACGGTGATGCTGGCAATTACCATCGCAACCAGGGCGTGGGCTGCTGTGCAGGCGCTGTTGAATATTGCACTCACAGCGAACCCGATCGGCCTGATTATCGCCGCGATCGCCGGTTTGGTGGCTGGAATTGTCCTGCTATACAACCGGAATGAGACTTTCCGCAAGATCGTGCAGGTCACGTGGGCGGCGATCAAGAACGTTATCGGCGCGGTCTGGGGCTGGTTATCCACCACCGTATTCCCGGGCCTGAAGGCCGCATTCACGGTCATTGGTGCCGCCGCAACATGGCTGTGGAACAACGCCATCACGCCCGCCTGGAACGGCATCAAAGAAGTTATCGGCCTCGCGTGGGAAGTCGCCTCCGATCTGTTCGCGAACTGGAAACGCGCAATGGACCTTTTGGGGCAGGGCGCCCTGTGGCTATGGAACAACGCGATTTCCCCCGCCTGGGAAGGCATCAAGACCGCGATCAGCGCGGCCTGGAACTTCGTGTCCCCCATCCTGGACAAATTCTCCGCAGGATGGGATGCACTCAAGTCGGGCATCTCTGGCGCTTCAAGCACGATCAAAGACGCTGTTACCTCGGCATTTTCGGGTCTCGCAGCGGTCATCAAGGCACCCTTGAAGGTTTTGGGAACATTCCTGGCCGCGATTCCTTCTGAGGTGTTCGGATTCCAGATTCCGGGCGCAGACAAACTCAACTCGTGGGGTAAATCCCTACAAGGCTTCGCTGCAGGTGGCATGGTCCGCGGCGCCGGCACGGGCACAAGCGACTCCATCCTGGCGTGGCTGTCTAACGGCGAGGGTGTTGTCACTGCCAAGGGAATGAAGAACGGCGGTGCGGGCATCGTCGCGGCCCTCAACTCAGGTTGGGTGCCATCTGCTGCATACCTGCACGACATGATGCGTGCCCCCGGATACGCACAGGGCCTCAACCCTGGCGCCGACTATCTGCGGTCACTGGTCATGAAGATGTGGCCCCAGATCAAAGACATTGGCGGCCGACGGGCTGAAGATGGCTTCGGGGAGCACTCATCCGGCAACGCCATCGACATCATGATCCCCGGCTGGGACACGCCCCAAGGCAAGGCGCTGGGTGACGCTGTAGCGGCGTTCATCGCCAAAAACGCTTCAGCCCTGGGGCTTGACGGATTCATTTGGCGTCAGCAGAGCTACGGATACGGCGGCTCGCTCACCTCCGGTAAGCAGATGCCCGACCGGGGTAGCAGCACCCAAAACCACATGGATCACGTTCACGTGATGCTAGGCAAGGGCCGGGGTGCTGGCGCCGCGGCGGTGGGGCTCCCGACAAGCAGCATTTCCCTTCCCTCGGGTGGTGGTTCGGTATCCGCTTTGGGATTCGGGGGGTCATCGGGATCTGCTGGATCCTCGGGTGCCAGCCCGAAGCAGGTTCGCGAAGCCGACGACCGTATCAATGATCTGTCCAACCGCCTGGACGTGACCGAGCAGGAGCTAGCCGACCTCGAGTCCAATCCTAAGGCGAAAGAGACGACCAAGCAGCGTAAACGCGACATGGTTGACAAGCTCAAGCGGGATCTGCAGCAGGCGAAAGACGACCGAAATGCCCTCGGTTCAAGCGGGTCTAGCGGTGGATTCGGTGGCGGCAACAACCCATACGCCAAGATCGCCGAGGGCCTGGCTGAAATCATGCCGGATGCCGGGGGACTCGCTGACATCGGCATCGGCGGACTCAAAGAATCCCTTCTACCCCCAGGATTCTCCGACCCCACCCAATGGGGATTGGTACAAGCGGGCTCTACTCTGCTGAAGTTCTTTGGCGGGCTGCGCAATAACTCGGATGGCAAGCCGCTACTTGGTGAGGGCGGGGCGTTGTTCGCCAATATCGCCGGATCTGCGATGACTGGATCCGGCAGCGGAATCGTCGATGCCATCAAGACAATCATTCCGGCTCCGTTCGGCAGCATGGACGCCGCGCAACTCCAAGGTGCGCCAGGGGACATCAACCCCGTCATCGCAGGTGCTCAAATCCCCGGCACAGGCTTCGGCGACATGGGTTCGGCATTCTCCAGCGGCAGCGCCGGTCCCGCACAGAGCGGAAATGGCGCAAACGTCGACCAGTCCATCAACTTCAACGCCCCCGTAGGAACTGGCGTCGATCAGGCGATGCAGAAGTCGCAATCAGCCCAAAACCAGCAGTGGCGGCAGAACTTCGGAACACGAACCGGACCAGTGGGGTAGTAGATGGCTCTGTCTAACCCTTGGATCCACGGCCCGGAAACCGGCGAAGACTTCACACAGCTCCCGCCGCACCTTCAAGGCGTCGAAACGAAGATCGTCTACATCGGCGTCGTTCATCCGATCCACAAGAAGCGCTTCACCTGGAACCTCTTGGGTTCACACAAGGGCCGCGAGGGCATTGTGATGGCGCCCGTCGCCACCGGGTTGTTCCACACCCCGTTCGAAACTCTCATGTCCGAGGGGCCTTACCAGATCGGTGCCGAACCAGAGCGCACCGACTGGAAGAAACGCATGATTTCCATCGGCGTTCACGTGAATCCCGATATTGCCCCCTGGATAAGCGGCAGTAGCAGCAGGGTCATTGACACCCCGTTCCGGTATCGGATGATCGAGGAACGCTGGTGGGGTTCATGGTCGGCCACCGAAGACGGATATCTAGGGGTGTTTACCCGCACCCATGGGTGGCGGTGGCTGCGGGTACGGCTCGCTGAAGAGCCGAAAGACCCGTGGGAACTCGACCCGGTGGCATTCGGCAACAACTTCATGACCTGGAGCATGAACATCGTTGCCACGCAGCCCTATTTCGCTAAGCGCACAGAGTTCAAGACGTGGCAGAACGATGTCGAAACCTCCACGCTGTGGGACAAGATTGAGGACCTGCTCAACGAGTTCATTCCCGGGCTGGATGTGGGTGAAGGTGCCATTCGTGTGCCGAACCGCGGAGACATTGCTGTCTACCCGAAGTTCTTGGTGTCCTCGCCGGGTAAATGCTGGATTCAAGAGGGTGACCGGTGGGTTGAGCTGCCGCTACTGAGCCCGCAGGACGGCTACGTGATGGTAGATACCGACCCGAACGCGCAAACCCTCACCGCTACGACAGATCCAGTGGACCCGCTGTTCATGCGGATCCTGCGTAACTCTCAACTCCTAGATGTCCTTCTGCATGACCTGCTTTCCATCACCCTTCCGGTGTGGAGGCGTATGGAGGACCGATTCACCGAAGCATCCAAGATCCCGCCCCGCACGCTCGCGGCGGTCAAGGTGCGCCACTCCAACGCTGACGGGCGGGTCACCATGTTTGTTCCCCAACGCTATTCGAAGGGCTTCGCGTAGCAGTGTCGGGTGATTGGTCGGTCGATCTGACCGACTTCACAAGCCTGCAAGGAATCCTGGATCGGCTGCTCCGTGAGACGCAGACCACCCCAGACCTTGGCGACCCCATGGTGGCGTACCGCTACCTCAATGCGCGCCGCAAGGCCATGAGAGATGCCTACAAGCAGCGACCTTTGCTGCGGATCTGGGACAAGCATCACCGCCCGATCGCCGACCTCGCGGGTGAGAAGTCGGTTGTTGTAGAGGAAGTCATGGCGGACTCAGGTACCGCCACGGTGGTCATAAGGCATTCGAACTGGCTGTCCAAGTTCCTTCTCTATGACCGCCGCGCTGAAGAAGATATCCAGTTCACGCTAGATCCGAACCCCACTGATCGGTCATGGAAGACCCGTTGGGGCGGAAAGATCGTGAACGTCAACGCAGTGCGCGACAAAGACGGGTTGCACACCGTTGAGCTCGAGATGATGCACAACCGGGAACACGCAAAACACATTCTCGGCGGCGCGAATCCTCTACTCCCGCCGGAAATCCAGTTCCCGAAGATGTTCTTCCTCCCATGGAACATGCGCACTGCCGGTTCGATCATCATGTTCCTGAACCTGGCTCGCCAGTTCTTCCCGCTCTTAAGTATCCCGACGAACATTTTCAATCCTGGCGCCTGGCTGGGGGTTCGGGACATCATCGGCGGCCTGAACCCGTTGGCGTGGCCTATCCAGGTCCAATTCGTCAACCCACTGTTCGATCAGTCTCGTACCACGATCCTGTCGTCCCGCTGGCAAGACCTGCACACCGTTTTGGCTGCACCGATGCAGGACGCAGGCTGCATGCTGCGCGCCTACACATGGCTGACCGAAGATGACACCTCGCCGCACCCAGAACTGGGGGCACTCGGGGATGCGCTGGCACGCCCCACCCGCAACTGCGTGGTCTTCGCATTCGAAGACAAGTCCGGGGTTACCGGACCCACGGGGACCTTGATTGACGGTCCTCTCCGCCTAATCGCTGAGACCGCAGACGATTTGATCACCAACGCCATCGTCCCGCCCGACATGTACGACGAAGACGGCGACGGCAAAACCGATCCACTGATCAGGAAGTGGTTGGGATTCGCCCCCGCTAAGCCCAAGGTTGTTTTCCGCGAGGGTGAATACACCGGGATCATCGACGCTAAACGGTCCATGAAGGGATCGACAGCAAAGACAGTGATGACGGGCTCCCGGTCACCGGCATGGCTGAATCAACTCCAAACATTCGGCATCAAGTACGGGCTGTCCCAGCTATCAGCTGTTATCTCATACGGTTTGGGTGCTTACCAGCAGCCCGGAACACCCGGTTTGGAGGAGCTGTACCAAGGGCAGCTGGATAACACGCTGTTCGCATGGCAACGATTCACCGATCCGCGCCGCGTCCTGCTCATGGGCGATCTGGGGTATCTGGAGCACTTCGAGCAAGGCCAAGGAACCGCCTACACGTCGGCGGGAATCCTAGATCTGCGCAACGGGCATTGGAAGACAAGGGCGTTTATCAGCTTCAAGACAAGCATCCGAAACGGGATGCCCTGGATAGCCGATGAGCATTTCACTCTCGGTGACCGGGTCGCGTTCCAGCTCGGAAGCGTTCTGCACGTCGACCAAGTGTCGGCGATCCGCCGCTCCTACGATGCGGACTCGCCCCTCCTTGTTGAACTTTCACTCGGCCAGGACTTGGACGAAGAAGACCCAGTAGCCAAGTCGATGCGCACCCTCGCGGGCTTCTGGAACCTCGCCGGAACCTTCTTCGGTTCCGACTCAATGTTCTGAGTAAAGGAACGAAATTGGCTGCAGATAAGTACGTTCCGCGTGCCCTCCAAGTCTATGCGGAGAAGCAGAAGGCCCAGGACGCGCAGAAAGCGGAGATGGAAAGCGCCTATCAGGACTTTCTGACGGACTGCCACTACCCGCAGGACAAAGACGGAAACCGAATGGACTCCGCGCATTTCGTGTGGCTTGTGGGTTACCACATGATCAGGTGCGGGTGGCGGCGCTCGGCGCAACCCCTCATCAAACCGCGGGCCGTTGAAGCGCCCGGGGTAGTTGAAGGCGCGATCGAATGGGTTCCTGTCGACGCCCCCGACGACCCCTTAGAGGGCGTCGAGAACATGACGTTCGCGCAGATCAACGCCCTACCGGAGTGGCTGAAACGCAAAGCGATACAGCGACTCAATGGCAATCAAGACGCAGATGACGACCTACCCGAAATGGCCGAACCGGCATGGCGGGTGACTCCGAACATCGCCATCAAAGATGAGCGACCCATCGGGGATGACTTCGTGAAGGGAATCGAGAATGGCTGAACCGGGCGATACCCCCTACCTTGGGTCGATCCTTGCGCGCCTGCACTTCTGGGGTGTCGTCTCCGACATGGACGTACCTGGTGGTGTCACAGGCACATTCGAGCTCGCCGACCAAGACGGCGCAGTCACCATGGACGCCCTCGTCGGGCCTCCTGGTCCCGCTGGTGAGAACGCCCCGATCGTCAAGATGCAGTACCAGTCCAGCATCGACGACCCCGCCGATCTTCCCCAAAACCTCACTGACGATCCGATCGATATCGGAAAAGCCTGGTGGGTAGGCAACATCGTCTACCTGTGGGACGGCGAACACTACGTCCAGAAGCAGATGGGCACACAAGGCCCCCCGGGACCGCTGCCGAATATTACGCCCACGGTCCAACTACTGGACCCAGACAACCCCAGTTTGACCTCGGAGATCATCGTTTCGGGTACCTCCGCCAACCCGACATGGCTGCTGAAGCTCAAAGCACCGCGTGGGCCGCAGGGCGATAACGCCACCATCCGAGACGCAACCGACTATGACGACTCGGTCGCACCCGCCGCGGGACAGGTCATTGCCTGGAACGGCGTCGACTACGCGCCCGCCGACTTCAACCCCTTGGCGACACGTTTCTACACCGTCCCCGAGTCTGCGTTCACCGACTTCACGGGTCTAGCCACGCGACAGACGATCGGCTCATTCATCATCCCGCCGATGCCGTTCGACTACGTCCCCGTAGTGCACGGGCATTTCAAGGCCAACGGCATCGAACTCGACGCCGACCCATTCATCATCGGCTCCGAGGTCCGCATAGGTAACGCCACAAGCGGCCAGCTGATCGCCAAGGGCGCCGGCAACATGTCCTCCTGGTCCGCCCTGTTCCCGCACGCCTCATCCACGGGCTCCCCGAACACCGCTATCACCCCAGACAACGGGATCGGCATGATCCCGGCCTACAGCACCGGTACAACTTCAACTTTGTACGTGAACCTCGTCAACGAGGGCATGGCAGGCTTCTACTCCTTCAACAAAGCGGGTGCGCAGCTCTCAATCCTCATCGTCCCCGTCTCTCCGTTGAAGCCTGAGGACGGCTCCTAGTGCCACGGTCTTTCGACCGAATCCCGCTGCCGTTCAACGACCCTAACCAGGGGCTCGAGTTCCATATCGGCACCGCTTTCCAGCAAGGGCTGGAAATGTGGAAGGCAATCATCGATGGAATCATCGAGTACGCCGAAAGCCTGATCAAGGAACTCATCCAGAAGCTCCTGGGCTTGGATGTTGACCCGGAGCAGGCGCTCGAGGATCTGTGGAATCTACTCACCGGATGGGTAGATGACATCCCGATCATCGGCGACATCATTGAGATCATCAAGGACTTCCTGAACGGGAACCTGTTCGGGCGTGACGGATTCATTCTGTCGAACCTTATCCCGGCGTTGTCGTTCAGCTGGATCACCGATGAGCAGCCCAACCTGTTGGTGGCGGGCAATTTCCAGGACGGCGCCAGCATCGCCGACAACCCGTACTGGACCTGGGAGTCCGGTGTCACGCATAGTGCGGACAGTTCCGGCAGTGTGAAGGTCACCGCGAACGGTGTCACGAAAGCGTTGCGGTCCAACGAGATCCTTGCCAATCCTGGCCAAACCATGTCGCTGGAGATGTGGGTTAAGTGGTCCGGGTACACGGGCACTAATTCGCCGATCAAGTTGCAGATGGTCGAGTTCTCCGGTCGTGGGGATAGCGCTGTGCAGGTTGGGGTTGAGGATGTTGCGACGCTGAACCCGAACACGTCAACGGGGGATTGGCGTCAAATGGTCGGGAACTACACCGTTCCCGACGGTGTGCATGCGGTGCGTGTGCGCATCCTTGTCAGCAAGGATGCCACCTCGGGTGTTCTGAACTTTGATGACGGTGTTGGTAAGAAGACCAACAAGATTCAGCAGGGCTGGATCGACGGGTTGTCGAACACGTTCCAGGAAGTGCTGTCTCGGTGGCAGTTGATTATCGACACCGTCGTCAACGGGATCACAGGATCCAACAACGCGTTACACACTTTGGAAGATCTGTTCGAGGCTGTCACTCATATCCCGTTGTTCAAGATCCTCGGCTTCGGTGGCCCGGGGGACGCGAACACAACGTTCGAGGAGTTCCTTTCCCATCTTTTGGGGGGAATGTCGGGGTCGACTGACCCGAACTCCAATGGTGGGTTCGCGGACCTGTTCAACGTCGCCAAACTTTTGCAGACCGCGGCGGCGATGGGGGAGAGCGCCTTCCAGATCCTCTCTATCCGCGACAACACGCCCGTAAACACGGGTCTGTTACCGTCGGGGCGGTCGAACTACGGCCTGACCAGCGTAAACACCACCCTGTCTGCCACGCAGAGTGCGTCGCTGATCGCGACAATGAGGGTGGAGCAGGACATCGCTTTGGGTGTGGTGTCGTGGCTTGGCTGCGGCACCAGCGGCATCACCGCGTTCTACGTCAACATCTGGAAACTCGACGGCGTTTCCGGGGACTGGGCTTTGGTGCATCACTCCCCGAACATCCTGTCCGAGTTGACCGCCGGTACCACACCGAACTGGACGTTCTACCAGCTCGACACCCCAGTTGATCAGAAGGCGGGGGAAACCTACGCCTACGAACTCGTCCCCGTCGGCGGAACCCACAGTGTCCGCGGTATTTCGACCACGGACGACATTCCTGATCATCCGTTCGCGCAGGTCGTTGGCTTGGCTGCGACACGGGATAACTCGTCGTCCCCGAACACACCTCCCTCGACCATCGCCAAATCCAGTGTCGTCCGGTCGGGGAACATCCCGTGGATTGAAACAGCCATCGACACGGGAAACGGTGTGGGCTACTACGACCCCATCTCAGTGTATGTCGTTGACGATGGCGATATTCCGATCCCGTCATGGTGCAACTTCGTAGACCCAGGATGTGTTGGTGCAGGCGGCGGCGGACAGATGGGTCTGACGCTCGGATTTCACGGCGAGCCCGGCACGCCAGGCCTATTCAAGGCCACAACCTGGCAGCGCGGAGTGCACTTCGGCGACAACGCAGTACTGCACTTCACAAAGGGTATTGGTGGGCTAGGTGGCCGTCCTGGTCACGATGACGGCGAGGACGGCACCGCTAGCATCTGGTCTCTGCCCGACTACACCCTCACCGCAGAGGGTGGTATCGGCGGCACGGAACTACAACTTGGATCTAACCCCATCGGTCGTGGCCCGGGAACTTTTGAATACAAGGGCGAGAAGTACGTTTGGGGCGCGGACCAGAATGTTCCCGGCCGCGACGGCGTCTCAGCGGGCGGCGCCGGAAACGGCGGCAACGGACTAACGTTCCAGAACGGCGGTAAGGGAGCCGACGGCGCCGGACGGGTGAGGTTCCGGCAGAACCCGCTCGAGGGTGAAGAAATCATCGGCGGCCCCGGGCAAGTCTTAGTCCCCAGCATCGAATCCACCGCGTCGCTGGGCACCCCGACCGTCTCGGGTGGGTTGTCGCTGCTTCCGCTGGAGGATCAGGCCGCTATCGACGCGATCGTGGCCGCGAACATGACCGCCCCAGGCGGGGTGTTGGCCATCCAGTCCCCAGACGGGTACTACACGAAGGCTTACGGCAAGGTCTCCACCGCCGCTGGGGCACGGAACGTCATCCTAGAAGACCACTTCCGTATCGGCTCGTGCACTAAGTCGTTCACCGCGACCATGATCTTGCAGGCAGTTGACCGCGGCTTGTTGTCGCTGGATGACCCGCTAGAGAAGTTCCTTCCCGGCGTCCCCGGTGGCACCAAGATAACGGTCCGGCACATGATGTGTCTGCGGTCGGGTCTGTTCAACGAACAAACCGACCTCGGCATGATGATGCGCTACTTCCTGATGCCGACCTCTGACTGGACGGACGAAGAAACACTCGCGATCGTCAAACAGCACGAACCGTCCTTTGAACCAGGCCAAGGTTGGGCGTACGTCAACTCCAACTACTTCCTGCTGGGGATGATTGTTTCGATCGTCAATGGCCGCCCCACACGAGATGTTCTGCAGACGGACATTCTTGATCCGTTGGGTTTGACGCAAACCAGTTGGCCCACAACCGCAAAGATGCCCGAACCGTACGCGAACGGACATGCCTGGGCCACCGGGATTTTCGGTGGCGGGGCATGGCAGGACGCCACCGAAACCGGGCCGGGATATGCGAGCGCTGCCGGTGTCATGATTTCCACCGCCCACGATCTGCTGTTGTGGGCGAAGGAATTGCGTGACGGAACCCTGTTGAGCCCGGAGTTGCATGAGCTGAGAACTAAATGTTACTGGCCTGTCCCGTGGGGCAATGATGATCAGCTGACCTATTTCGGGTACGGGCACGGCATGTTCGAGCTAGGACAGTGGCGCGGTCATGGTGGGTCGTGGCGCGGCTACGAAGTCTCGGTCTACTACCTGCCGAACGGCACCTTGTTCGCGATGTGTGAGAACGCCCAGACCCCGACCGTTGAGGTTGAGGTGTCGATGATGTTCAAAATCGGCAAGTACCTGTACCCGGATTCTCTGACTGTCCCTGACTATCAGGCGAATCGGGTGTTCGGTATCCCGTCGAAAGCCTCGGTCGGTAAACCGATCGTCGGAAGCATTGATGTCAAGTTCGACAACAAGAGCACTGTGGGTACAAGCCAGGCGACGATACCGGAGTTCACGCTGGACCCCGAAGCGAACATCGTCTTCGCCTATATGGCAACGCAATCCGGCATAGATATGTCTGGGGTGACGGCGAAAATCGGCGGCGTCACCATGAACAAACTCCCGGTGATCTCCAATGGATCGAACCGGCTGGTGGTGTGGTGGCTACTCGATCCTCCCACGGGGGCAAGGTCGATCAACCTGATCGGCACCCCGTATGGGTCGAACTATGCAACCGGTGCGGCGTCCTACAAACTCGCCGCGCCCGCGGGGATTGAAACACCCGTAATCACGCAGGGCTACAGCGCATCCCCATCGGTCAGTGCCTCCACCAACAGCCACGGCAGGATCGTCAACGCGTTCCTGTACGGGGGCCAGACCAGCGCCTACAACCAAACCGAGCGTGGACATTTGGATGCCGTGGCGTTCGGTGCGGGACTGATATTTGGTGACGCACCAGGGGGTTCGGTGACGTTCACCCAAACCCTCACAGCTGCCGCCCCATGGATCGGTATCGCGATCCCCATCGTCTCCAACGCGGAATAGGGAGAACCTTATGGTCAACGCTTTGTATGATCACGCCCGAGAAGCATTCCTTAAGGGCGACCTCGACTGGGAAGTGCAGAACTTCAAAGTCTGCGGAGTGGACGCCACCTACACCCCCAATATCGCAACCCACCAGTACCTTTCGCATATCACGGGGGTTGTGTGCACATCCTCCAACCTGTCCAGTAAGTCGTGGACCGCTGGTGTCGCGGATGCTGCCGATGTCGTATTCCCGACTGTCACGGGTGCAACGATCGTGCGCTGGATCATCTACCAAGACACCGGCACCGCCGGGACATCGCAGCTTGTCGCCTTGTATGACACAGCTTCCGGGCTGCCAACCATCCCAGATGGCACGAACATTTCGGTGACCTGGGACAACGGGGCTAGTCGGATCTTCCGCATCTAGCGATGGCGGGTGTAACCGGCTGGTGGGCTGAAACATTCAGCGAACCGGCCCCTAAAGTGCTCGCCCTAGCCGGGGGCGTTCCTGGGGTTGCGGTGACGCACGACGTATACGCGTTCCCGACTGGGGCAACCTTGACTCTGACGGGATCTGAGCCGCCCGTCATTGGCCCACCACTGCGGCCGGGGTCGCCGGAACTCACCCTTACAGGCGGGGTCCCTGGCATTCGGGTCGGCAACGTTCTGTCGCCGGACGACGGCGAGATGGCATTGGCTGGCGATGTCCCCACGATCGTTCAGTCCAACAACAACCTTGTATTCCCCACGGCAGCTGCGGGTTCGCTCACCGGGGGAACGCCGACGATCATCACCGGCCCAATCCTTATCCCGACCGCCGCCACACCGTCGCTTACCGGCAGAACCCCCGCGTTGGCGCATCGTTTGGTGCCCACCGCTGCCACGCCGACACTCGCTGGTGTTCGCCCGCTGATCAACGTGACCTATCCGCCACCCAAGGTGCAGCTCACCCTCACGGGCGGCACCCCACGGATTGCCATCACAGTCACACCGACTGGCGCAGCCCCAACCGTCACGGGCGGTACACCGTCCATAGCCCTGTCGGTGGCTCCCACAGCCTCGCTGACCGTTACCGGTGGGACGCCACGAATAGTGCAGACCCTCGCCCCGCCAGCAGCAGCACCGACGCTTACCGGCGGGGCTCCGCTGATTGCCGCGAAGGTAGCACCCACAGGTGCGACCCCGTCCCTAACTGGTGGAACACCGGTAGTCACCACCATCCACACAGTCTCTTTCGTTGCCGCCAACGGAAATGCGAGCAGTTCCGTCACCATCCCTACACATCAGGTTGGCGATTTGATCGTCCTGTTCGCTTACAACCCGTTCTCAACCTCGGCGCCCACTAAGCCGTCGGCGGGCGGCACGGTCCCGGACTACACCTATATCGACAACGCCAACAGTGGCAGCGGATCAGGCTGCACCACCGCCTATTTCAAAGCGACAGCGACCAACACAACCTCTGGTTCTTGGGGCAGCGCCTCTCACATGATTGCGGTCGTTGTGCGCGACCAGAACGCAAGCTCACCGATCGGTGGTCATGCCCAAGCTGCGGGAACGAGCGCTTCGTCAACCGCGCCGTCGGTGACATTGACCCACACCGACGGGTCTTCGGTACTGCTGCATTTCCACGGCCACTCCAGCTTGGGTGCGAGCGGATGGGACTCTGCGCCAGCCGGTTACACCCGCCAAGCCTCATCGGGTGCGGCGTTCGGTTCAGCGACCGCCCTCAACACCAAGAACATCACCACCACCGATGGATCTGTAGCCCAAACGGGCGGCCAGTCCGGCCAAAGCTACGCGGCAGCCACTGTCGAAATCATCAACTAACGAAAGGGCACTACCTTGACCGCAGGCACATGGACGTTCCCCAATGGGGCGCGCACCAATCTACTTAACGGAACGTTCGACATCGACTCCGACACATGGCGGGTCGCCCTTGTCACCTCGTCATCCAACATCGGTTCCTCCACGACCACGTGGGCTGGTGTCACCAATGAGGTGGCGCAGGCGAACGGCTACACCACAGGCGGTGTTTCCGTGACCCTTACCCTTTCGGGCACCACCAGTGTCACGGCGTCGTTCTCCACCAACCCAACCTGGACCGCATCGGGTGGCAGCATCACCGCAAGATGGGCCGTGCTCTACGAGCTTGGCGGCAACGTGCTGTGCTACGTGCTCCTGGACAACACGCCCGCCGATGTGACTACCACCAACGGCAACTCGCTCACGATTGATAGCGATGGGGCACCGGCTCCCGTCTTCACCTTGTCGTAGCACCCTCACCTCCTTGTGGGCCTCGCTAGCGCGGGGTCTTTTTTAATGCCCGAAAGAGGTCGCATGTTCTCTCAACTGCTGCGTTACCCCGCCTTCTACGCCGTTATCGGGTTGGCGGGGTTCGGGTTCGGGATGTGGCTCCGAGGCAAGCTCAAGCTGCAGATCGTATGGGTCAGCACTTTGTATGGGCGGCCTGGTCTAGACCCACGGATAGGGGACATCTAGTGAATTGGTTGCGCCGCAAGATCAATGAGTGGCTGGCCGCAATCTGGTGGTCGTACTGATGCCGCGCGTCGTGTATGGGAATTCGTTCTCCGAGAACGGGTGGCCCATGGTCAATTCCGATGAGTGCACATGGGTCACCGTGCCGGGTACGTCGGTTAGTCTGCAGATTCAGAACGGGCAGCCGTTGGCGATTCTGCGGGCGTTCGCAGCCGACTTCAACGCCTACGTTGAACCGCTGCGTGACCCGGACTCTGCGTGCTGGACGCCCACCAACTCGGTTGCAACATCCAACCATCTGAGCGGTACGGCGTGCGACTTCAACTGGAACGATCACCCATTCCAGGTGAGCTACGCCGGATTCTCATCGAAAGAGACGGCAACAGTCCGGGAACTGCTCGACTTCTACGAGCAGACCGTCTTCTGGGGGCAGGACTGGCAGTCCCCGAAAGATGCCATGCACTTTCAGGTCGGATACAACACCTACCAGAATCCGCACACCGCGGACTTCATCGCCCGCAAGATCCGCGCCGACGGATTCTCCACGTTCCGGCGCGGCAACTCGGTGGTGCTGTCAACCAAGGATCGACACGCGCTAGCGACTATCAACGAGGGTAAGCGACTCGGCATCACCCCCAAGGGAATCTGCATCGCCATCGCAGTGGAGCTGGTGGAAACCAACCTCACGATGTACGCGAACAGCAATGTCCCTGCGAGCCTCGGCTACCCACACGAGAAGGTCGGTAGCGACCACGACTCCACTGGGCTGTTCCAGCAGCGCCAGGCATGGGGTCCTTTGTCGGAAACCATGGACCCCACCCTGTCGGCGCGACTGTTCTTCCTTGGCGGCCACAGCGGGCAGCGCGGTCTTACCGACTTCGACTACAACTCCAACTCTCGTACGCCCGGCGGATGGGCGCAGGCCGTGCAAGTGAGTGCTTTCCCGTACCGCTACGACGAGCGCTACACCGAGGCCCAGCAGATCTACGCCCGACTCAGCAATCTAGGAGATGAAGACATGGCCCAAGTGCCACAAGACCAGTGGGACACCCTCTATCGGCTATTCACTCAGCCCACAGTGGGATCGGTGTCCATGTACGCCACACCGGGCGAAGGCCCGATCTACAACCTGGTGCAGCTGATTCAGTCGATCGACGGAGCTGCACATAAGGACCTGACCGTCGAGGCCGACGCCAAGCTCGGAGACCTCGAGGCCATCGGCCGTATTGCTCGTGTGGCCGCCGGGCAGGGATCGCGCACTGACGCCGCCGCAGTCGCCCATGCCAAGGCATTCCTCGCCGAGCTCGAAGCCACCAACCCTGCAGTCCTGCAGGAGTTCATCTCTCAGAAGGGACAGTCATGACCAAGGAAGACGTTCGGAAGTGGTTCTACGTCGCTAGTGCGGTCGTAGGCAGCATCGTTGCTGTGCTAGTAACAGCCAAGGTCATTGATGAGGGTACGGCAGCCTCCGTTACCGACCTGATCAAGATGGTTGGCGGCTTGCTTGGTGTGGCAGTCCCGGCAACCGCTGGTGTGGTGCTGCACAAACAGATCAAGAACGCCCCTGGAGCTGCAGCGGACAAGGCCGTCACCAGTCTGCAGGACATCCAGGCTCAGCTGAACTCCACAGCGCAGGCGGCGCAGGATCAGCTCGCCGCCGCCACTCAGGTTGCGGTGGACAGCATCACCAAGATTCAGGCCACCGTAGGCAATGTCGTCGGCCCGCAGGTTTCCCTCGGCCCGCTGGCTGCCGAGGTCATTAAGAGTGTGACTGAGTGATCCTCACCCTCGGTTCTCACGGGGATGTAGTAGCGAGGTGGCAGCGGGTCATGGTGGCCCGCTACGCCTCCTACGCGAAAGCCGCTGGCGGGGGACCGCTGAAGGTTGATTCGTACTTCGGGTACGACGACCAAGCCGTCCAGAAGGAATACCAGCGCAGAACCAACCAACCCCAGACTGGAGTTGTTTCGGCGGCTGATCTGGTGAAGCTGGGTTTGACGCCGCTGTTCTTCACGGTCGAGGGCCACCTGTCCGACATGTACCAGGGGCCTTGTGCTTTCGTGGCCTCCACGTTGGAGCGTGAAGGGCGGGCGGTGTGGCGGCCCACCGGCTACGACAACGTGAGGTTGCCGTTCAACAACCAGTCCGGCGTGGATGAGCTCGTGAACCGTTTGGATACCAAGCTGTTCGATGACGGCACACCCTTCCCCGAAGGAACCCCGTGGAATCTGGCAATCTTCAGCCAGGGCGCCATGGTCGGCTGCGAAGTCATGGAAAAGCACGTCCTACCGGTCAATGGTCGGTTGCACTACCGGCTCAAGGACTTCCACAAGGGCATCGCTTTGGGGAACCCCTACCGGCTCATCAACCAGTGCGCGCCTTGGGTTCCCGACCCGCCCCAGCCGAACACGCAGGGGATCATGGACTGGCACTTCGACTTCCTGAAATACCCCGAGCTGGCGGGGAAGTGGCAGGAGCACGCCCGCACCCGCGATTGGTACGCCGAGAACCGGTTGAATGAGGCCGGAGCCAACATGACCGCGATCGGGAAAATCATCACACAGGGCGACTGGACGCACGGCCCGGCCTCGATAGTGGCCCGAATCATGGACCTATTCATCAACCCATTCGACGGGTTGATCGACATCGTGTGGGCAATCGTGCGGACGTTCCAGGGTATCGCCCATTTAGAGGCCCACGGTACTTATGACCTGAATCCAGTCCTCGACTGGTTCCGGGCCTGACATGGACGACCTCGTGGTCTATCCACGCGCCGCGGTGTGTGGCGAATGCGGCAAGGACTACATCGATAACACGGGCGGCAGCATCTGCATCCCGTGCCTAGCCGAAGCACTCGGCTGGGCACTTCCCACAACTGAATAGAGCCCTCGAAGCGCCCCATGAAAGGCGGTTCAAACAAATGTCCATCCGAGATCTACTCACTGAGCGATCCAAGCCAAAGCCAGCGGTATGTACCACATGCCAATGGTTCGCAACTCAGCCAGAAGATGAGCAGGCTGCAGCCAAAGAATGGACGGCAGCGGGCTTTTCTAGTGCCGAGTTATGGCGCGGCATAAGAGAGTTGGGATACCCCTTGGGGGAGGCGGCCCTGCGCCGTCATTTCAAGGAATGCAGTTGAGTATCCGCGACAGCCTCAATAATCGTCGTCCCGTAGCCGAGGAATCGGCACCGGAGCAGGCGAAAATGCGCGCGGAGTGGGACGGCGCCGCTGGCTTCATTCAGACGGGCAAGGTCTCAGATGACTTCGACGAGCAGGACTTCGAGGGGATTCTCCGGGAGTTCGCCGACGAACTGCACTACGACCCAGCCAAGGTTGAGATTGCCGGTAACCCACAGGTCGTGGTGTGGGAGACGGGCTTCCGCAACAAGGAGGGGGAGTGGGAGAAGCATAAGCACCACTCCTGGCGGTATCACCTCGCCGTCCGGCGTTGGGCTATAGACCTACCCGCCTTGTATGCGGAGGTCCGCAAGACCAGGCCGGTGCAGCCGAAGAAACCCACAGGGGAGTCGACGGTTGTGGTGTGCTGGGCAGACATTCAAACCGGGAAGGTCGACCACCTCGGCGGCGTCAAAGAGCTATTGCTTCGGCTTCAGGAAAAGCGGGAAAACCTGAACGCCTACCTGAAACGTTCAAGGTTTGACCACATCATCATCGCTGACGTGGGTGACATTGTGGAGGGCTTTGACAATGTCACGGCCCAAACCCGCACCAATGGCCTATCTCTCATGGATCAGGTCGAGGTTGCAGCCACGGAGTTCTGGAAGACCATCACCCTGTGCGCCAAGCATGCCCCGGTGGATGTGCTGTCCATCCCGTCCAATCACGGCCAGTGGCGCCGCGGGAAGGATCTGATCGGGAAGCCCACCGACGACTGGGGATTGGCCATCTCGAAACGTCTTGAATGGCACAACAACCCCGACAACCAAGGCCCGAACCTACCAGTGGAGTTCCACCGGCCGCCCGAGTGGTGCGAGACACTGCAGTTCGATGTACGCGGCACCAGGTTGGGGTTGGCGCACGGCCACCAAGCCTCCGGCGCTGACCGGGTTAAGACGTGGTGGGAGAAGATGACCCACGGCGGCGTCATGGACTGCCACGTCCTCTTGACTGGACATTTCCACTACGCCAGCCTGCGCCCCCATGGCCGCGATCAAGTCACAGGTAAGGCGCGCTGGCATATCCAAGCCTCAACCCTGGACAACGGCTCCGCGTGGGTGATGAACAAGATGGGCGAAGACGGCGACCCGGCACTAACTGTGTTCCAGATCAACAACGACGGCTTCGACGTACAGAGCTTTGCACTCCTTTGATACCCACTGATACTCGGGAGCCGCGATGAGTGAACACCCCGACGAACTCATACAGAAGTACGTCGAAGCGATGGATCAAGAACCGGGCTGGCGGGTATCAGATTCGTGCTCATGGTCGGATTCGAGAGAGTCCAAGCGGACGGCACCATAGAGCACACCTACGGCGTGTACGAGGGGGAGAACCAATCACCCTGGGCTACACACGGTTTAGTCGCCAACGGTATAGAACACCTAGAACGAACTGAGTGACTTGATCTACTTAAGCGGCCGAATTGTCGGGTCTCCAGCCTTCGTACTCCCAGTCCCAATCTGGATCGAGGGCCAGGAACGCGTCCCAGCAGGGCTGACAGCAGATCTCCAGATGGGGCACGGTCTCGCCCTCAAACTCCCGGTCCACATACCTGCGATACGAGTGTCCATTGCGACTGAATTGACACTGATCACATTCCTGTGGCCCTCTGAGCACACCACGGGTGCCACCAGGCGCGGATGCCTGGTGGGGACGAGCAGGCCGAGGCGCAGGATGGATTCGCGGCGGTCACGTGGCGACCAGTGGTAGGCGATCATTCGGGTTCATCAAAATTGGTCAGGCACACCGGGTCGCGCAGCTCCAATAGCGCTCGATACTCGCCATCTTGGTAGACCACGATATTTCCGGTGCCGTTGGCCGAACGCCCAAGTGTCGCCCCCGGCCACCGTATATCGATTATCCCTAGCCAATGGATGAGTTCGGCTAGCGAGAAGCGCCCTCTTGTGAGGATGTCTGAATCTTCCATCCCTCAATTATCCGGCGTTTCAACCGGAGTCGCGGTGTCTAGGCCCCGCGCGAGGAGAGCGCGCGGGGAACTAGCTCACCGTACCGCGCCTATCTATTTGATATATCCGGCGTTGTAGACAAAATAGCCCGCCGCGTGTGTGTTTCTAATTTATCCACAACCTAATCGGGGAGGGTTCCCATGGCTTTACATCCATCTGATTGGGCGTGGATCACTATGGCTGCTGGAATCGTCGCCTACGAGATAGCTTGCCCACCCGGGGAACTGCTATCGGACGCCACTGCACGCTACGGGCAGTCCCACATGTTCCTCAGCTCCGCCGTGATCGGGGTGGTGGCAGTGCATCTGCTGCGCACCACCGGACTGCTGCGGTTCATCCCTGAACAGCTCGACCTAATCCATTTGTTGGCTTCACTGAAATGAGAGGACACCGCTATGTGCAGAGTTGAGACTTGGAAGTGCGGCCTGCAGATGGGTACTCCGCGGTGAACGTCGCGGGGATCGATTCACCGATCGAACTACTAGCCGTCTTCCTCGTTGTAGCCGGACCTATCGCCGGGGCTTGGCTCACCGGGTATCTCGCCAACCGCAAGCACATTGGGAAAATGGCCTCCGAAGTCAAAGCCGTCAGAGGTCAGGTGGAGAACTCTCACGAAACCAACCTGCGCGACGACCTCACGGACGTACTGAACGGCATCAATCTGATCGCCCAACGACAAGAACATCAGGGGAGAGAGATTGGCGGCCTGATCAAAGATGTTGGCGGGCTGATGGACCGTGTAGGCGATTTGGCCGGGGACATCCGCGACCACCGCGACGAACTCGACACCATTGGCAAGCGAATAGACAAACTCAAGCGCTAG